TTTCTGTTTTGCTACAATTCCTGCCTCACTTAGGGGGTCTGTAGCTCAGTTGGTTAGAGCATCCGACTCATAATCGGCAGGTCGAGTGTTCGAGTCACTCCAGACCCACCATCCCCAAAGTAGCTAAGTTACTGTTTTAATTATGTTTGCCTTAATTACAAATACTAATAATTTACACTGTTGATGTGAATTATAGCCTTGTTTCTCAATTTTTTACCAACTTTTTAAAAAAACAAGTAATTAACAAGTGATTTTCATTATTATATAAATACACGCATAAGTCAACCAAATAATTTTATTTTTTTAAAAAATTAAATCTTAAATCTTAGCAGTATATTTTTATTTTTATCTTCTGATAGTTTTGTAAATGCATATACACGAGCTGTCAATTCTGGGCTGCTATGCCCCAGCATTCCCTGCACAACATTCAGGGGTACACCTGAGTTCAGTGCGTGTGTTGCATATGTTGTCCTTAAGTCCCTCATTGTTAATTTATCCTCTCCTTTCCATATTATGCCTGATGTTTTTAACGCTGAGTTATAGCTTTTTTTGAAGCATAATACATGTCCTTTTTCAGAGTCGGACGGGAATATATAAGGACTATAAATACCTTTACTTTGAGCCTTTTTTATAGCTAAAAGGCTTTTAAACGATTTAACAGCCTTATTATTTAATATAACTACTCTCGTAGAGCCGTTTTTAGTGTCTTTTAATGTCGCTGTTCTATCCTCTATACATAACTCACTTTCTTTTAAACTAAGCAGCTCTGTGACGCGCATACCTGTATTTAAAAGAATGACTACGTAATCATATAATTTTACATTTTCACTTTTCTTTGCTGCTGACAATAACAGTTCAATTTCTTCAATACTTGCATGTCGAGTTCTAGGAGAGTTTCTTTTCAACCTTAACCCCGTTGTTACATTGCTTATTATTACGCCATGCCATTTTTGTGCATGTTGTATAGCCAATGAAAGAACGGATAACTGCCTGTTTACATTATCATTTGTCTCGTTAAATTCTAATTGCCTAGTATTTATATGCTCCAAAACATTTTTTTTTGTCAGTTCAAAAATAATTACAGGAAATAATGCTTCAAATTTTAAAGAGTTACGCTTTTTTTCATCAAATACGCGTTTTTTTTCGTCGCCTGATCTGACTCTCAACTCAAGGTATTCTAAGTATTCACTTAAAACACGTTCTACTGTTAATCTATTTGCACGCTCTTTTTCAGAGGGAATGCTTAAAAATGGCTTATCTTTTAATGCTTTACTTCTTTCTTCTGTTTCCATTTTTGCAGCTTTACGCCAATTTCTTGAGTTAAATTTTAACCCGGTTGTGCGTTGCATACGTTTTCCATTTACATAAAATACAATATGTATCATTTCTCCTATTTTTTTTGGCATTCCTTAGCCCCTCCTAATTACTTCAATGACGCTCGCAATTCAAGCGGATATATGCACTTGCATCGCTCAGGCTTCTCTATTCTCACGTACTGTGGCGGCTTGCTGTATATTTTATGTTTATCCGCATCTTTTACAACAGCCCCCACAGGACATATGCGCTTAAAGCAACGTGGGTAAGTTTCAGCTGCTGAAACACTACCCACAAAGGCGAAAAATGTGATTAAGGCGATTAAATAAAGATGGGTAAACATGCTATCAATTTCTTCTCTATTTTACCGAATTTTTGCCCCATTGACTTAAGCCCTTCTTTCAAAAGATGTTCACAAGCCCCTGAAAAAGTTGCACCGAATGCCGCGCGGTATTCCTCAACTTCGCTTATTGCATGCGCTGACATGTGGACAGTTGTCTGTATTTTCTTTTCTGCCATTGTTTTTTTTGGTCGCATTATGTATTCCTTAGTAAACAAGCATTTATTTGCTTAATGTGACAATGTATTTTTTTTATGTATACTTACTGCCAACAAGAAAAATTGTATACTATAGACTTGTTAAATACAAGTAAAAAACAAGCGAAAAACAAGCGAAAAACATAAAAAATCACATAAATAATTGTATATAAACGATTATATAGGAGAATAAGGTAATGGGAAAAACAAGCGGTATAATTTTAAATACACTAAGCGACAGGTTAAAATTCACAAGAGGACTGCGCTCACTTACACAGTCAAAGCTTGCAAAACTCGTCAACGAAATAAGGGAAAAAAATGGCGAAGACATAGCAGGCGAAGGTGCTCAGCAGCAATATATAAGTATGCTTGAAAAGGGAGACATAAAGCACTCCAAAATGACTTATGAGCTTGCCCAAGCCCTCGGTATAAGTCACGACTGGCTTTTACATGGGCGCGGAGAAATGGACAGGGCAGCCCCCGAGCAGAGAAAGGAAAATGTAAAAATAGCCCAACTAACACTTGAACTACAAAGAGAGCGAGAAGAAAGACAGAAAATGGAGAGCGAATTGCTCGCAATATTGCGCGACGAAAGAGCTTTAAAAACGCAGATACAAGAGCTTAAAGAGGAAAATAGCAAGCTACAGACACTAATAAACTCCCTTATGTAAGCAAAGAATTTTTCTCCTATATTTTTTTACTTAAAAAAGGTTTACGGCTATGTTTGCGGGTATGTTTACTCGTTATATTTGCCATAAAAAACGATTGAATACATGTACTTACAATAAGAAATAAATAAGCTTACTGCTAGGTTTACGGTGGATGTTTACTTAGGTCGCAATAAAACATACAAATACACACGCCACCACTTGAAACGTGTATTTTTTACTATCTAAATTTCAATCACTTAGGGAAGCAAGAAAAAGGTTTACGGCTAGTTTACATAGAAGCTTAATAGACCTTTACCGCAATTATTTTAAATAAAATAAGTAACTTACATTATACACAAACGGTATGTTTACGTGTTAACAAATGAGAAGCTTGTTGCATAACAATGTATATAATAAAATAAATAAAGAAAGAAATAGGCTTCGCCCTGTTTTTTATGCTGTTTTTTATTTAGAAGGGTAAAGGTGATAAGTATGGGTTTGTCAGCAACGCTTGAAGCAAGATTTGCTTTCTCAGACGCGGATACAGATGCCCACATTTCTGCAAAGCTTATGAAGAAACTAAGCACTGGGGAATATTCAGCATCAAGCAAGGGAAAAATAGGGGAGTCTCTTTATGCTTTTGTTTATAGAAGTCCTAACGTATTTGTGGCGCAAGTACATACAAGCTTTGGAACAGCAGCAAAGGTAGGGGAGAAAACAATAGACATGCGAGACGCTATTGTCTTTAATAAACTAGAATCGGATATAGACCCTGAAAAGGAGTTTATAAATGATGATAAGGTTGATAAGCCAGTGCACGGCAATAACTACTCCTTAGAGCTGCTTTATGGGAGCGCATTGGAAGGTATAAAGCTAGAGAGTGACGGCTTAACTTTTACAACGTCACAAGCAGGCTTAGCAAGCTACGCAGTGACGTATAGCACCACCGTCGATATTTACGAAATACAATCTCCACCAAAAGCCAACGATCTAAATGGGGAGGAGGCTGTAAACCACGTGATCTTTATCGGCGCGGTAACAGACACCTAAGCCTTTACGCTGTCAAAAAATACAAGTATAATATGTATATTACATTTATTAACCTACTTTTTGTGCTCAGGTTTTAAATGCATTAATTGATATAAGTAACGTTATGCCCTGCTGTTTTTTTAGCCATTGCAGCGGGGATTTTAAAGGCTAAAACAAAAAGGCTATCCTCCCATGAACTTGGCAAGAAAACGTAAAAAATGGCTGTTTATGTCGCTAGGGTTAGATATATTAGCTGCACTTTCCCTTGCTGCATTGTCAGAAGATTTAATAACAAGTAAGTATGCACTCTACATATTTCTTATTGTTATCTACATATCATTTCTTATACATGCATCTATATCTCTTTTACGCCCACACCCACGCTCCTATGTCTTGGGAGTTCCTGCAGTACTTGTGTCACTTTCAATAGCAACTTATTCCCCTGATATTTCATTGTTTGAATTATGTGTGCCATTGTTATGCATGTTCTATCTTCATATGCATTATATTAGTGTTATTTTTCCGCGCCTTATGTTAGATAAAAATACTGAAAAAATTATTGTGGAGATATGGGGTTTGTCTGTAATTTTTGGTATGCCAGTTTATTTTTTGTTTCAAGGGTAGGGTATGAAAAATAGGGATAAAGAAGAGCTACAAGCGATACAAGAAATCATCGGCATGATTAGCTCTGAAATTAATGGATTGCAAGATGTCTTAGATAAAGAGTGTGAGCACCATGTTAACACCAAGGTGGTAAAGAGATTTATAAACAATCATTTACATTTTGTGAGGCAGTGTGAAGACTGTTATCACCAAGCGGGTAATGCAATAAGTAAAAAAGAAGCTGAAAAGTTAACGAATGGTAATCTCTCCTCTTTGGGGATTTTTTCTCCTGTTGTTCCTTATGCTAGGGAAAAAATTCCTGACTTGGTGAGAGATAAGAAGGATATGGAACGGCTTCTACATGAAAAGGAGGGGGTGTACTATAAAGATTGTGATAAACATGAAGAAGACAAAGAAAACGCCCTTTGCAGCATGATAAAAACCTGTGTAGGTGAGCTTGGTGAGGATAAGGTTGCTTCTATATTAAGACAAGAGCTAGATAAAATTGAAGATGCTAAGCTTCAAAGAATTCAGAGTTTTAATGATGTATTTCAAAATGAATAGCAGTTAAAACAATACCTTGAGGATTACCTTGTAGATGATTTTAAAATATTCCCTGAAGTGTCTGGTATTTGCGAAGACACAAATACAGGAGTAAGAATAGATTACGTACTCTACCCTAAAGAGCATCTCATAAAAAATGGCTTCAAGGCTGCTCCTTTTGGGGTTGAGGTTAAACATATTCCCCATAGAGCAAACGGCTTTACTCATAAGAATACAAGGCTTTTTTGGCAAGCTATATCATATATGCGAAGTAGATTTTCTCTCCCAAATAAGCAGGGGTTTAAGCTTAAGTACGTACTTGTTTTTACAAATCTTTCTTTTCATGATGAACTTGCCTTGCTTGATAAAGGTAAATTTAATTCAAGGATGTCAGCAATATGTCTAGCTAATCATGCAAATATAGGTGTGTTAAATATTGTTGGAGATATCAATAATTATAAAGGCTGGTCTGTAGCGTTTGGTGGCTCTGAGTATTTCAAGAAGCGTATATATAGGGATAATGTAGTGCTAAGAAAGCGTGCAAATGCAGATAACTTGATCAATAAAAAACGAGTGGGGAATTTTTGATGATCACGGTAGCCTCTGCTTCTAAAAAACGTAATCAAGAAAATAAGGTGTATAACATTGATGAAAGTATATATTGACACATCAGAAAAAGATGATACGCGTCTAGGTGAATTCGAGAGTGAAATTAAAAGTGCAGCAGTGAAGAAAGAGCGATTTATTGTTGCTTGTAACTGTAGTGTAAGCACAATTAATGCCGTAAGAGAAATGGTGTTAAGCGTGTGGGAAGATTGTCGTATTGAAATTGGTCAAGACCCTGATTGCATCACGGTCTGCGATGTATTTATTTGCAATCCATTTCTTTTTTCAGGTTTTGATTTTGATAAGCCTTTGCAAGTGGGTAGTATGTCGCATTTTGAACGCGCTTTTTTTGTTTTTTGGAATCATAGTTGTGGTGTTGAATCAAATACCCAGTTAATCAATCGCTACCACTCTCATATTGCCACTAGTTGCTTTATTGATGCGCGGTTATATATCAACAAAAAACAGATACATGATGACGGTATATCTGAGTTAGAATCAATCCTTTGTGCAGCCGTTAGGGATGGTGATAAAGAAAGGGAGAGTCAATGCAGGGACGCTATTGCTTTATTATCAGATATAACACCTGATAAAGTGGATGATAAAATATTGCGCCAAAGTATTGAAGAAGGTAAGGAGCGAAATAATTTTATTGAAAATACATTGGGTTTTCTGCGTGATAAATATAGTGATATGCAGATTATCGTTGATACAGGAAAGTAATGCCCATGTCTAGCATCATAGATGTGCCTCCACCTAAAGAGATTCCTGATGATTGGCAAGAAAAAGATCCAAGAAAAACATTCCCTAACCCATGTGTGAGCAACTCATGACAGAAGAAAGAAAAGACTATCGCGCGTTAAGGTATAAATGCCTCGAAGATATCAATTTTTTCAAAAAATTAGAGATTGATGTTGCACAGGCAATAAAAGAGCGTATTGCTGAAAATCCAGAATATGATCAAGGTATGATACCTCATGCTGTAAATCATTTAATGATGGGGTTTATGCTTCTAAATAGAGCCATTGCAAATCCCAGCAACCCTTATCAGCTTGATCCGCCTAGTGCCTTTGATTACGCCTCATGCGGTGGTAGAAGTGGTGATAGAACTAAAAACTACTATCTTGCATCCACACCAAACGGGGTTGGGGTTGGGCTTGGTGAGCCTGTAAAAGATGCCTTTATTGATGCAGAAAACGCACCTCGTGGCGGTTGTAATAATCCTTTTGTTGAGCTAGTTACCAATGGAGGGATAGATGACTAAGAAGAAAAAAAGACCGCGGCGCGTGGTGCTGCATGGCTCTTATGGTATAGGGCTTGTTATTACAGCTCTTTTGAAATGCATGGGAATTTAAAAACAAGTATTAGATGTGCTTTACATTTTTATACCATTGTATTATGCTGGCGTTACTTTTAAATTCTAAAATTTGTATGCATATGTTAGTACCTATATAATAGAACTACTTGTGTAGCCCTTGTAAAAAGGGACTTGCTTTATAAATGCCTTGCTTGAAAAAGATTTTTTAAAACAATCTCAAAACAAGCTGTGATAACTTCCAATTATCACAGCTTTTTTTGTATCTGAAATATGACCACATCAAGGCGCGCCCCCACCTTATTAGGATATATTTTTGTTTATAATCAATGGTTTGGTATGCGACCAAGTCGCACTTAAACCCCATCATAAAGTACGACCAAGTAAACTAATAAACAAGACCATATTTACTTCTTTTGTCTTTGTAAAACAATAGCTTAACATGCGACCATATCAATACATAGATAAACCTTACTCAGGTGTTACTTTTACCTTTCTACTTGTCCCTGCGCTCTTGCCAGCATTCCCCCCACTTTGCTTGAATAAAGCGCGTTGTGTCATAAGTATGCTTTTCTGAATTTGCACAAGTTCCTCCAGTTGCTTTTTTGTATTTCTGTCTTGTGCTGCGCTTTTATCCATGTGTTCCTGTGCTGCATTCATAAAGCTTGCCGCTGCTGAAAATGCCGCGCCCACTGCTGTATTGAATAGGAAAGAAAAGAAGAATGCAGGAATCTTTATTGCAGCCCCACTACCGCCCATGAACATATTGGCAAGAAACATTAATAGGGAAATTAAGGCTATAAAAAGAAATACATAAGCCAATACCTTTAATAACTTTGAACCCTTCATTTTTAGCCCTTTATTTAGATATAAAGGTGTATTCTACATGAAAGCAAAAGTGATTAAAAAGATGCTGTGATTAATGTGGGTATGGAGGGGGTAAAAAAGGGAGCGCATAGCATTATATTTTAAGGAGGGTTGAGCGTATGCTATGCGCTAAATCTTCATTTTTCTAAGGAGGAGAAAAAAGTAAGGATACCTAAGAAGAGAATTTATTATATTATGAATTAATTATTGATACAAGTATTTTACATTAATTAACAATCGATAATTTTTTGACTCCCATATGTAATGAAGTGCATAATATATTCTATATCATAAAGTTAAAACAATATATCATGATCTTTTATAGGGTGATAAGTGCAATGAAGAAATGGTTAAATAATGTAAAAAACAATAATTTTGTGTGCAAAATGTACTCATATGCAGTAAAAAATATTCATTGGGCAGTTGTATTGCCTCTTATTTTATGTGTTTTATCAAGATTTAATGTGGAGGGGGTTTTGTCTGTATAGAGAAAAAGGGGGTAGCACTAGGTGGTTTTAGTGCTACATTTTAAAGATCAGATGGTACGTGGACGTTCAGATACCTTGTATTCCATACTACCATTTTTTATTTGCATGAGAGTGTAAAGCATTGAATTAGCTTCTAAAATACGAGGTAATGATCTTTTTGTTATGGTTGGAGATAGTAATGCTCGAATTCTGCGTGATGTCATTCCTGCAAGCTTTGCAAAACTATTTTGACTTATTTTTAGCTTTAGTAAATCATTCCTAATTTCATCCACATTGATACTATTTGCAGTCGATAAATCCTTGCAATCTATATCTTTATTTTCAATTAGGTATAGAATGTATAGTATTGAATTTTCTTGCAATACTGTTACCTTCTCTCTTTTTTCTTCATTAGGTGAAGTCAATGAACGAAATTTTCTAGGGGACAACCCACACCTTTTTGAAAAATTATTCTGGCTTGTATTGTTGGTTTGTCTATGTGTGTAAAGTGAGATTCTTAGCTTTTCTATATTCATAATTGCACTTATAAAATAATCCCCCTCCAGGCTGAAAAAGAGGGGGTGATAGGTTTAGTGTTGCTCTAGTTTCTGTTTTACTTTCTTGCAAAGCTCACTGAAAAGTTTGTCGTAAGCTGCTTGTAATCGCTTCATTTCACTAAAACCTTGGTGCTCACAAAGCAAATTGTAGAGAGGTTTTACATGAACAGGTGAGTTATCTATTTCTACACAGTCCATTGTTACATCCATGTTTCCAAAACGACACTCCCAAAGTGTTTTGCTAACTTTCTCTTCAAGAGTGTGTATTTTTAATTTAAAATCTTGCGCACGATGCGGCTCAAGGTCACCGTATTTTATTGAAAATTCTTGGTTTTCTGTGTCACGTTCAAGCTCTTCTTTTGCCTCATTTTCAAGGTATTTAACACTCTTGTTGTAGTAGCTGAAAATAAAGCTAATAGCATCATCATTATTGATAGAACCCTCTATTTTGCCAATACCCTCTAATAAGCTATCCTCTTTTTTCGTATACTTGGCTTTAATTTTATCTTCCCGCTCTTGCTGTTGCTTCTTGTACTCCTGTTCGCGCGCTTCACCTTCGCATTTTATGCGCTCTTGTAATTCTTCATAAGCCTTTGGATTTTCAAGCTTAAGAATTTTATCTTCAATGACTCGAATGCTGTATTCTTTGCTTTGTTGTCTATCTGGATCCCCTTCCTTTGCCAGCATCTCTTGGCGTATTTCCAAAGCCTCTTTAAGGCTCTCTAAAGTCCCTTCTTTTTCCAAATCCGCGGCTTTATGGAAAGGAGCGTATTCTTTATTTTCTTCTTCTTTCTTTATGCGCTCTTTTTCTTGCTGAACTTTTAGGCAATATGGGTACAGAAGTTCTGGCATTTGAACATCGCTGTTGTGAATCCAATACCACTTTTTATAGTGGCGATTAATGCGTTTATTGAAATCAAAAAAGTAGTACTTGCTGTACTCATTGTATCCTCGTATAACGCCTTTTTCTTTTAAGTACTCAATGACTTGGCTCTTGATTTCTGCGTTTTTCTCAAAAGGGATGTTTAGAATAAGGTTTTCACCTTCTTTTGTGTCTTTGAAGTATTTTTTAGCCATTTTTTCCTCCTCAATAGCTTCTTTCAAACAATCACAATAATGGAATTTGTTAATCTCATTACCCTTTTCATCATATTGATGTCCATAATCTTCATAGCACTGTTCTTGTATTTGTTTTGCGCGCGCTGCTAATTTCTTGGTAATCATTTTCTATCTCTCGCTAGTGCTGGATTTGTGCCTTGAAAAAGTTTTTTCTGGCTTTGTTGGGGGATATTATAGGCATATATAGCCTATTAGTCAATAACTTTTTTGTTTTTTTAAATAATTTTATTTTCTTAAATCTAAATGTTAAAAAATGTATGAATTATAAAATACATAGCTTGCCTTATGTTTCTGTGTAAAGTACCATGTATACCCCCTGAAAGGCGTGTATTCTCTTTGTTTTTTAGATATATAGACTTTGTAGAACGCAATAACAAACGCCTTTCATACTCCCTCTATATGCCTGTATATTAAAGCTTTTTACATTCCTGTCTTTTGTTTTATGTAGTATAATTAAACCTGTTATTGTGTTTTTTACATTTTTTTACAGGTTTATATTATGTCTAAAGAGACTTCTTTTTTTAGGGATTCCCCTGCATTTTTCATGACACTTATTGGTATAGTGCTAGGTGCTATATCTATATTTTTTAATTTCAATTTTTACATTCAATTTAGCCTTGTTGTTGCAGCAATGGGTGTTGCATTCGATTTACTGAAGTATTCAACCGCATACTTAATGGCATACCATCGGGCGAATGAAAAGCCTGTTTCTTTTGCGCTTACATTCCTTGTCTGGCTGGCATTAACCGCTGTTTCTCTCGTCTCATTTTCAGGCTATACGCGCGATACAATACAAGAGCGTCATGAAACCCTTAAACGTGAGAGTTTGCTTTATGAGGGGGCTAGAAATGAACTCGATGAGGCAAGAAAAGAAGTTAACAAGCTTGTGACATACAGGGGGGGGGAAACTATTGAGCAACTTTATATTAACGCTGAAAACATATTAAACCAAGCTGCTGAAAATAGTGCAGGAAAGTACACAGGGCAAACTGTTGCAGCAATGACGGAAACTTGTGAGCCTTCTAAAAGCAGTTCATTTTATTATAAAAAATACTGCCATAGTTACCAGAACACACTGGAAATTATAGAGAACAAAAAGCTTTATGAATTAGCATTAGAGCGTGAGCAAAAGGCGCGGGAAAACTTCAATAGTATATCTAAAAATTCGGTTAACATAAATGAAGAGCGAAATGACGCATTTACCATGTTACAGTCCATCCTTAACGCTCTTGGGAGTGATGCAACTTATAATGATTCAATAACTTACCTATTGTGGTTTATGGCGATACTGTGCGAGCTTGCTGGTAGTTTCTGCTTTTTTGCGCCGCATTTTTCAGGGGGCGTTGCTGTTATTCAGGAAAAGAAAAAGAAAGGCAAAAATAAAGGCGACACTGGTAATTCTCAAGGCTGGGTAAAAAGTCACACCCCCCCCCCTACGCTTGAAAATAAAGATGATGATCAGATTGGTAAACTTGTAGCATCTGAAGTAGCGCAATCTGAAATAGAAAAAAAGGAAGGCATGATCATTGATTACTTGCCCAAACATTATCAAAAAATGCAGCAAGAGCAAAAACAACTTACTGTATGCATAGGTAAAGCTATCGGTAGTGGTGAGCAACTAAATGCATCATTTATAGATTTTTGCCACCTTATTTTTAGTGGTATGACTAATAGTGGAAAGTCAGTGGCAATGCACTCCTATATCACGCAGATTTTAGAAAATCATTCACCTGAGCAAGTCAACATAATTTTAAATGACCTTAAGTGTGGCGTTGAATTATCCCGCTACCAAAATTTACCACACACAATAGGATTCTCAGATACAGTACAAGATAGCTGTGCTTTACTTGTATTTACATACAATGAAATGCTTAAACGTTTGCGCCGCTTAAGTAGTAATCGTTGCTCTAATATCCAAAAGTTTCACGCTAAGTTTTCAGCAGAAAAAATGCCTTATATTTTCTTTGTCGTTGACGAGGTTGCAGGGCTTGGTTCAAGTAAAATAAAAGTGGAATTAGATGATAAGGGGAATGCTGATAGTGAACAAACAGCAGCTTGGGTGCTTAATGAATTAGCAGGTAAGGCGCGTGCAGCAGGAATACATTTAATACTCTCCACGCAGATTCCCAGTGCAGAAACTGTACCGCGCTATGCTAAAGGGAATTCAGCAAAGCTATCATTACGTGTAAATTCGTGGCGTGAATCTGTTCCTGTTATCGGTTACAAGGGGGCTGAAGATTTAGCGGGGCAGGGTCAAGGGTTATTTGCATTTGAAGGTAAGAATCTTATTAAGGTTCAAACAATGTTTATATCCGAGCAAGACACATACGACATTGCTGATAAATTAGAAGCACGGCACCATGGTTTTACACCTTTATTGCGTGAAAAATTACAGAAAGTTTTACGTAAACCATTACCGAAAGATACCCCTGTTGTTTCCAGTGTTGCCAGTAACGAAAGACCTTTAAAGGAAAAAGTTTCCCCTGTGGAAACCCCTAAATCAATGGAAACCATGCGGGAAACTCAAGTGGAAACTATGGAAACCACACAGAAAAAAGATGGGTTTTTTAATAAACCACATGATAAAAAAGACATTCCAAGTATTAGTAATGCAAATACTACCATTAACAAAGCAAATAAATATCCTCGTGATTTTGGTGTGACTCCCTTATATTATGGCATGAACTTTGCCGATAGTGGTAGTTTTACAACAACTCCCAAGGGTGTTTCTACTGTTTCCACTGGAAACATTGGAAACCAGCCTTCAAATATTGAAAATACAGCTCAACACACAGAGCCACAGAGAAGTGAGGAAAACAAAGTGGAAACGGTAGCCAGTGGAAACTTGGGAGTTAAGGAGGAAACTCCAGTTATTAAAAGTAAAGAAGTGGAAACTGATCCAATTCAAGTTATTAAGGAATCGGCTGGTATGACGACAAAGCAGAAAGTAATAGAGGTATACAAAATACTTTCCGCAAAAGGAGAAGTAACACAGTCTAAAATTGCTGTAGCTCTCGACACACACAAGGGAACAGTTTCCAAAGCATTAAAGGCTTTAAGAGAAGAAAAAAAGGCAGCAGCGATATAAAAAACACATTGTGTATTTAAGATAAATAAATTATAATTATGACTTAAATACACAGTATATTATGGAGAAAAAATAATTATGGAAGGTTTTGATAAGCTGCTTGAAAGAGTTAATGAAATAAAAAGAAGGAGAAACGTAGAGTATATTGAGCCAGTCAGGTCTCTTAATATGTCTATTCCCGAAGAGTATAGAGGACGTTTAACTGTTATCGCAGCGTACTATGGGAGAGCACCAATTGATTTAATTTTTGCTGAATATATTGCTGAATTTGATAATAAGGGAGACTTTCAGTCCGACAAAGACTTTGCGCAATACAAAGACAGTATTGAGTACTCAACAAGAAAAAAAGGAGCGTATGTCCTAAATAGCATTACTACGAAAACTTTTCGTGATTGCATGACTGTATTACGCGAAGGACTGTACCTCACTGCAAACGTATTAAACTCATATATGGCTTTTCGTGTAATAGAAAGACACAGTAGTTTAAGAGTGGAAAAAACAAGCGTTGAATTTATAAATGAATCTGCTTTTTCTGAAGAGCGCAGAGGTAGAAAAACAAGTAAAATTCATAAGGCGGATTTTGTTTCTATACCAACTTACCTTTATGTAAAACTAAGCGTTATATCCAAAACAGAAGGGGTTGAAATAGGAGATTTATACCTTTCTGCTGTCGATTTTATATCGGGTTTTGACTGTCTTGAACGCTTTACTGATATAAAAGAAGGTTTATCGTCAGCAGGGAGAGGGCAAGTCGAATATAAAGAAAATGACTGCAAAAACTACACAATGTACTTGGACAAAGAAGCAAAGCTCTCTAATTATCTACTTAGAAATAGGCTAGACTTAAAACGATTCGAGTTCGACGAGTTTGTTTTTAAGTTTATTGCCTCACAATACACCATTAATATATAAAATGCTTAGGCATAGTTTACTCTATGCCAGGTATTTTTTTCTTTGCGCTATATCTACGCGCTTCAGAAAATCTTTCCTGTGCTGTATGCATGGAAATTCCATGTCAAAATACAAACACAAACCGACTATAACATCTCCCCCCACGTCCTTAAGCTCCTTTTTGTGCAGTCTTGCAACTGTTGTTCGTGCACACCCTATAAATTTTGATATTGCATAATAACTGTACCCATTTTTAGTTAAAAAATCTATCTTTTCAGATAGTTGATTTATCACTTCACTTTTCAGCACGCTTTAACTCCATCTTATTTTAGTTGCTCATATGCACACCTAGGCACAGGTTTTTTTGCTGTATCATTTTTTAGCTGCTACATTTTAACAATTATAATTGTTTTCTACATTCTTTTACATATCATTTCAGATAAAAAATAGGTGTAATACGTCATGCCACAACCCGATCCCGTTCAATCCCTTCGTCTTGACTGTATAGGGGGGGAATTTAATTTTTCTGCTGCAAAGCCTGATGAAAAAGGTGTTGAGCAAAAAAGATTTGATGGTGTCGGCTATTCGGGTGGTGTTGTCAGCGATAGATGGATGTGGGTAGACGGTAAAGAATACCAACGCTTTATTGTCGACTTAAGCACTACAAAAGTAGAAGAAACACATACAGGGAAAATCTTTGCTCTGCTCGACCATATGAGTTCTAAACGTGTCGGCGTGTCAAAAGTAGATATAAAAGACAAAGTTCATGTGAGCGGTGAATTTTTTCACCAGAATGAAAATGCGGAAAACATTTACAACGAATCTAAGCAGGATGCGCCGTGGCGTTTTAGTATTGGCTTTGAGTATCAAACGGTTACGGCTGTTGGTAAAAATGCAGACCCCATCAAGGTTAATGGTATAGATTTCAATGATGGTGTGATTATCAGCAATGCCACTATTAAGCATATTGCTTTTACAATTGATCCTGCCGACAGAGATACTTTTGCAGAAACTTACCATAAACAAAACCAAAATTTAGGGGAAAACATGCCAAAACCCAACGCGACAATTCAACCGCAGCAAAAAACAGAACAGCCAGCCACTGATAATTCTATTGAGCTATCAGCAGAAAATGAACGTTTAAAACAAGAGCTTGAAAAAGCAAATGCTGATAAGCAAGCGATGGAAAATGATAAAAAGAAAATGGAGTTAACAGCTCTCGCCGACAAGTTCGATATTAAGCTTGAGGGAAATATTACTGACTGCCTTATGAGTTTTAGTAGTCATCAACTAAAGGTTGTGGACTCTCTTATGTCTCAGTTGCAGCAGCAGAAATCCGTGCAGCTAGGAGCGCAGCACTTAAGTAATTATGAACAGCCGCCCGCTGGTGTTCAACAGCCAGCGCAGACTAATGTTTTATTATCTGCTGCCAAAGCACAACGCGGGGATGCTTAATTATGCCAGTCGTTGAGTCAGAAATTAAAAATATAATTAACTTTGAAGTACACCCAGATTTTTGCCGTGAAAATGTTTTATTTGCCGCTGGTGAATATAAAAATGGCGACATTTTGGTAAAAAACGATGCAGGGTTAATGATTCCTGTTGTTTTAGCAGAACTTGACACGCGCCCTGTAGCTGGGCTTTGCATTAAAAATAAAACGTTTACGTCCACTGCATCGTGCCCCGCGCTGATTAACGGTACTGCACTGGTGTATGGCGATTGCTTGAACTTTCCTGAAGCTGTAACACCTGAAGAAACGGTGCAAATCACTGGTCAGCTCAAAGATTTAGATATTAAGGTAATTTAATAATGCCACAGCCCCTAGTACAAAACCCCTTTGATAGCGATCATTTCAGCCACGCTAATTTAACAGAAACTATCTCTTATATGGATAGTGTCGATAACAGCTTAAATTTATTAAGTGTTTTTACGCCTTCACCTATCAGCACAACATCATTTTCTGTGCGTGAAATTGAAGAGCGTTCTGGTGTATTAGCTTTTACAGACCGACAAGCCCCGCGTGTAAAGTCTAGTGGAAAAAGTACGCAGCGTAGACGCTATATAGAAGTGCCTCATTTTACAGATGACACAAACATTTCAGTGCAAGAATTGCAGAATTATAACAACCCCAACAACCCAAACAATCTTGAGTCGCTGGCAAACTTAATGAATCAAAAATTAAGTGTTCTTGTTAATTCTCATAGATTTACACTTGAATTTATGATGATTGGGTGCTTGAAAGGTCGGATTGTAGATGGTGAGGGTACAGAATTTATTGATCTGTTTAGTGAATACAAGATTGCGCAGCAGGTTGTGAATTTCAAGTTAAATGTTAGCACAACAAAAGTTCGTAGCATGTGCGACAACGCGTATCAAAAAGTTTATGAAGGCTTGCAAAATGAGCGCATGACAGGTGTCAGAGCACTTTGTTCTCGAAGCTTTTTTGATGCATTTGTTGAGCATGAAAGCGTTGTTGAAGTGTATCGTGGATATGAAAAAGCACAGGCTCGACTAGGTGATCGCGTTAGTGATGGTTTTACATTTGGCGGTATTACATTTCAAGTTCAGAAAACTAAATTCAAAAGTAAAAATGGTCAAGAGTTGGAAACAATCCCAGACGGCGAAGCAATTTTATACCCTGATGGCACTTCAAATACATTTTTTGATTACCAAGCCCCTGCTAACTTAATTTCTGAAGTAAACACACTTGGTAAACCTCTTTATGCCAGCCAAGGGTTAGATCATTCAGATCCGCAAAAAGCACGTAATGTTGTTGTGGAAACAGAGAGTAACCGCTTACTGTTTTGTCATCGCCCTAAAGCTCTTGTACGCGCCAAGATGAGCTAATGGAGTCTATGGATATGCCTGAAAAACTCCTTAGCTCATTAGAACAATACTTACCCGCTTTTCTTGTTGTACTGGCTGGTTTTGTTGCCTTCATTCCACGCGTCCATAAGTCACACGCACATTTAGAGTGGAACGGTATTCTTATTCTTGCACTGTCGAATAGTGTAGTGGCGACGGGTATCGGTGTCTTAGCATTTCATTTCCTTAAAATTGATATTGCAGCAGAAGCACCGCTTTTATTTGGTGTTGTTGTCGGTATTTCGCTTGTAGGAATTGATACTGTAAAGCGTCTTATTTTTAGTGCTGCACACAAGAAGACAGGGATTGATATCAATGCTTTTGTATCTAATACCCCACAGCCAAAAGAAGCACCTGAAGCTGAAAAAGTTAATGATGCAGTTCAAGGTATCGATATTGAAAAAATAGCCGATGCTTTGGAGGCAGTAGCAGCAGTACAAGATGCTGTGAAAGTGTTAAAAGAAGCCATTCCTGATTCTGAAAAAGAAGGGAAACAATAATGTACACAGGGGTTTATGCAACTTTTGAATATATGTCTTTAGAGTTTCCTAGCTCTTTAAAAGACTTATGCTTTAAGCCAAAAGACGATAAACCCTATGTGTTAACTGAAGCATTTTTCTATAAAGCTATTTGTGATCTAAACACGGTCGGTAATTCTGAAGAAGAAAATGCCGCGCTTTTATCTGCTAAGCGTGTGTTGTCATGGTCTTGCCAGCGTGCTGATAGCGATGTGGACTCGTACCTTTTTAAGAAATATCAAACACCTTTACCCGCACCAGTTCCCGCAATGATTAGCGGCATATCTTGTGATATTGCTTACTACTATCTGCATGGTGGCGGGTCTGGTGCAGTTGCTGAAGATGTCCTAAAGCGTTACGAAAAAGCTCTAAAACGCTTAAAAGAAATTGCTAATAGTGACATAAATTTATTGCCAGTTACAGAAAAGCAACTTGATAATTCAAGTCGTATTTTTGTATGTGGAAAACCAAAACGGCTTACACAGAATGTGATGGATAAATTTCATGGGCGTTCACCTGCTACGTTTTATGATCAACCAAACTGCCAAGCGAAATCAAGTTGCAACACTATGCCTAACACAGTAACCAGTGCACCTACTGCACCAACGCCTACAGAACCCACAGCACCTACCGAAACAACAAACCAAGGTGGTGTTTTTATTACGAATATTGAGCCACAAGGTTCTGGAAATGTTGGCTCTAAAGTATTCAGCAGTCAAGGCAAAACGCTTGAAACTTGCCAATCTGACACGCGCCTAATTCGTGTAACAGTTGATGCCATGAGCGGTGTGAATTATGTGCCTGTTGTTGAGGTGAACGGTGAAACGGTAACAATGTCAGGTACTGATAGCCCGCTGCTTTATCGTGGTGTGATTGATTTAGAGATTCCCGCAAGCCTACAAACATTTGATATTAAAGCGGTCAAGTCTAACGGTGGTGAAGATGTTGCCACGGTTACCATGAAATCTAAGCCTAAAATTTTAAATGCTTATTTCACTGGTGAATATCCAGTAGGGCAAACAGAATTAAAAGAAGGGGATACATTCCTCTTAAAAGTGATCGCGTCAGAACCTGTTGAGATGGTGCAAGTATTTAATGCTGAAGCACTAAAAGCCGTAACGCATACAGCAAGTGAAGACACAGTCCATACATTTACGGTCACAGTTGCTGATAAAGGTAATACATTGCAGCAGCTAGGGGCTGTACTTAATGTGACTGACTCAACAGGATCAAGTTCTGATATGTACAACACAGCAGAACATGGTGGTGATAATGGTATACATGTCTTAAATGTCAATAACTTGCACCCTAGCATCGACTTTATAAATACAGAATACCCAACTGGTCAGCAAGCATTAAAAGATAGTGAGCAGGCAACTGTGTTTCACAGTGTGATCAATGCAGACACCGCCACAGCATTCTCTTCAAATTCTGAATTATTAATAGAATCGCCTACCCCCTCCCAGCTTGCCGTGACACGCAATGGTGGGGGCTACAACATTGATACGCCCAACTTAACAATGAAGGCTACGCGTACAGCCAACAGTGCAGTAACAACGCGCAGTACTGTTGTAAATATTGCTCATACATTGCCTGAATTATCGGTTTCCTTGCCTTTTTCGCGTCTTGCTAGTGGCGGGAATATGGGTACAAGTGTTCCTAGTTACACGGTACAACTTAATTCTACACAACGTTTACTAAATGCATCAATTGATGTTGTCGAAGATGCAGGTGAACTTATTGGAAACTGGCAAGGGCAAAATAATAATACACGCTTTATCAACACGATTAACGTACATGATGATAATTTAAAAGGGATTTTTGACTGGCAAGAGATTAGCGCGGTCAACTTGGCAGGGCGTGAAGTCACGACAATAAACAGTAGTGGCAGCACATACACATTAGGTGGTTTCTTACGTCGCTCTTTACAGATTGCAGCATGGACTAATCGACAAACAGATTTAGGTGTCAAAGTGTACGACACAAGCCGATTACGTTGCAGTAACTTATCTGAAGGGGAAAGCGGCTCTTATAACTACTCCTATCAGTCAACCACTGACGATACCAATAATAAGTACACAATTTTAAATGATAGTGTGTTTTATAACTGTGACTTGAATAATTCTGTTTCTAATACAACAGGGCTTTTAACTGTTGAAATAGAAGAGCTTTAAAAAAGGTTTTTAATTCGTGGCTAGTCCATTTCAGAGTTTTGTAAATGCTGAAATACCCAAGCGTATAGGACTAGCACAAGTCCCTGAAGGCGGAAATCTGCCAAAGGGAATGCTATTTGTCAGCACGGGTACAGGCTTAACAGTCGAACCTGTAACCCCTCAATCTTTGGGGCTGGCAAATAGTGGGGGCGGTACGTATGTTACTGAAGAAAATGAAACTTATACAGCGTCCCCATTCATTGAAACTGTATTTCTAGCTAAGGGGGCAGTCGTCACAATAAATGCGGCTTCTCTTTTAGCGGGGAAAAAATTTACGCTCGTCTCGAGTGGAATTGATGCAAGCGTAAATTTTGAAGGATGTCAGCTATTTGGGCTAAATTCACCCAGCGGGCTGACTAATTATAATTTTAATAGCCCTTATGAAACTTTGCAAATAGTTTCTGATGGGCTGAGGTTTATAAATACTATGGCGTTTTTCCCTAACCCAACATTAACAAATGCAAATGTAATCATTGGTGATGCTGCCGCACTTTCCCAGACAGCAGGCAGTACACGCTTAGGCGATATGTACAGCGTAACAGGGACTTATGAAGTTACTACATTAACCGATGCAACAAACGGCGATCAGACTTTACGCGTTTATCCCGGCGATACTATTACCCGAAAATCTGCCACAGAATGGCATGTTGATCGCGGTGAGCCTGCTGTTATTAATGTTGATAAAAACACAATCATGGGGACAATCAATAATCATTTCCCTCATTTTTATGTAGAAAGTGATGAGTTTGCAGCCGACGGTGTGACACCTAAAGGCGGTTTAACGATGATTGAAGAACAATTAACAGATGGCATGAAAATCCGTATCCATAACATTGGTACAGCTCCTATTGTTGTTAATGACAGCCCAGCAAATATGGCTGCCCATAAGTTCCAAAAAGCAGATGGCACATTTACCGATCCGAACTCTGTAGATCACGTTCTTTTTGAAGGGGGGACTTCACTTACTTATATTTATGATAAGGCGGCGGCAACATTCCGTATTTCAGGCTAAATAAATAGTTTACCCCTCCATATTTCTAAAATATGGAGGGGGTGGGTAACACACCATGATCGCACTATCAATTTTCATAATTCTAGTTTTCTTTGTGTATTTGTACTGCATTGGTGCAGGTTATATCAATGTAAATATTGATGTCATCCACCTACTGCTGATAGGTTCTGGTATATCATTCTTTTTCCTTGTTTATCAATTTATTAAGTGGATTACATAATGTTATCCGCAAGCTTTAACGATAGAAATCTACAAGCAAAAATTGATGAGCTAAAGAGTAAAGTCGATAAACAGCGAATTTTAAACCTGTTGGGGGCTGTCTCCCTTTCTTACATACAGGGCACATACACAAATGAAACCGATCCGTATGGGTTGAAATGGCAAGCTCTCAGCATTCAAACAATCCGAGCACGCCGCAAAAAAGGTGCAGGTGCAAAGATATTAAAAGATACAGGAAATCTTTTTAATTCAGCTAATTATCAAGTGATGGGGTCTAATGTGCACATAGGTTTTAATGCTGCTTACTCTCAATATCATCAGGCTGGTTCAAAGAATTTACCACAACGTGCAGTGGTGCCTGATAACAGCCGTGGGTTGCCAGCAAGGTTAAAAGCCGAATTATTAGACGCATTAGACATATGGGCTAAACAATGAGCTTATTTATACTCGGTGAACTGCTACAAGAGCGCATAAAAGAATTAGGAATATTTCAGCATGTGGGTAGTTATGTCGATCTAAATTCTTTTATGGAAGGCTCAAAAACCACACCAGCATGTGCAATTATTTACAATAATATGGCACCTTTGGATGGTGATCATAAATCAACAAGAAACGCAAAACTTCACAAGCAGTATTGGTTGCTTGTTGTTGCTGTATCAAGTTCTGTTAATGGCTCAACTTCTCAATACAGACTAAAAGAAGCAGGCGAATTAATGCATGAGCTTGCCAAGAGTGTTTACGAATTTAGACCTAAAACAGCAGAATCAAACGGTATTATATTTACCAGTGGAATAAAACCAGAATCAAACCCATTTACCCCGCAACTCATTAGTAATATGGGTTATTTTCCATTGGGTTTAAGTATCAATATTAATATTCAAAGTAATTAAAAGATTTAGAGGTTGCTATGGCACAGCATAGAGAACAAGCATTTATTGGTAATGGAAAAGTATTTTTAGCAGAAAGAACGAGCAACGGTATCCAGTCGTCACTTATGCGATTAGGTAACTGTTCTGAAGTAAAAATTAGTATTGCTGAAGACACTAAAACCTTGGCAAATTACCAAGGGGGCGGCGGTAATACAGCAAGCTCTACGCGTATTGAATCTGTTACCGCAACACTTAGCACAAGCAACCTGAATAACAGAAACTTGGCTCTAGCCCTCTATGGGGAAAGTGAAAACAAGGGGCAAATGGCAACGGAAACCTATGCCGTTTTGCGAAACTATGATGATTTAATTCGCCTACAAGGATTGAATGCAAAAAATGTTGTAGTCAAGTCTTGTGCAGAATTATCAGTGGGCGGCTTGCGATTCTATGCTAAGGAATCGGGCACTGCTGGTAATACGCTAAGCATTGAAATTATCAAGCCTGCAACAAGTAACGAATCCCTGAATATTACCAACACTGCGGGTGATATTGTTGTAAATCTTGCGACTAATTCCAGTGCTGAAGCAATTACAACAGCGTCCGATATTCGCGCCTACTTGGAAAATAATGATGCTGGTGTTTATGTGATCACAGGCGACCCACAAGAGTTGGTTACCGCATCATCACAAGCTACCTTATCTAGCGGTGTGCAGTACAGTGATGCAGATTTTGAAGTGACAGCCGCTGGTGTGGTCGTCATGTCAGAAGGTGCTATTCAAGAAAACTCTATTTTACATATTACTGCAACAGCATCGGCGCATACATTAATTAAATCCTTACTTAACAGTGGTAAAGAATATGTATTGCTTGTAGAAGGCTTAAACACTGCTGACAGTGACGCGCCTGTGGTCATTGATATTTCACGAATCAAGTTTAAACCGCTAAAAGAATTAGGATTAATCAGTGATGATTTCGCCTCTATGGAATTAGAAGGGGAATTGATCGCACTGGAAAATGTGCCAAAAGGCGAAAGCGCATTCTTTACTGCTACCAAACTACAGGAATCATAAAAAATGTCATTAGCAAATTTAATTCCACTATCAAAAGCCCTTGAATTAAAAGAGGGGCGTGTAGAAATTTATGCATTAAGTGTAGGCAATATCGGCAAACTTCTAGGTGAGCATAAGGAGGTTGTAGAGCAAGTTTTAAACACTATTACAGCGGCAAGCGGCAAAGGTGGAGAGTTGAAGGCGGGTGATATTTTATCTGCAATTCCTAAGCTAAAAAATGTGCTATTACAAACCCCTGAAATCATTCAGACACTACTTGAAATGACTTGTTGCCCCTTAGATGATAATGAAAAGGATGCTCTAAAAAACAACCTTTCTATTAGCTCCCAGTTAACGATTTTAGCAGAAGCTTACAAGCTTAGTATGTCTGATATTTCTGCCGCAATGAGCATGTATACAGGCAATAATAAAGGCGGAAAAGCACAGGGAAAGGGCAGCAAATAGGTTGGGAGGAATTAGCGGCAATAGCTGTAGAGAGTCTAATTTCAAGCGGTCATGATGCATTGAATTATACCGCTTTACAGCTTTGTCAGTACTACACTCTGCACCAGCAACGACAAGATTTAGAACAGAAAAAACAGGCTATTGCAATACGTGTTGCAGTGTATTCGGAAAAAGACGGGTTTAGTGATTTTATAAAGTAGTAAAAATGTCAGGTTTAAGCACAGAATTTACAATTAATTTTAATGATAGTGGTGCAAAGTCGGGTATTGATGATTTTGCAAAAGCTGCTGTGTCTGTGCTTAATGAATTAGCTGAAACCGTCAATGCATTAAAGAAAAATAATGGAGATTTAGCTAATAGCATAGCAACCCCAATTGATGAAACTGTGGCGGCGGCTGATAGCGTTGTTAGTAAAAATGGTGAATTAAAAGAAAGTTACGATGGTGTAAAACAGAGGGTTGTGACTGTAGTTTCAACGCTGCAGGCATTTTCAAATGGGATAACTGCATTCGCGTCTGACGCGGTTACAGCATTAGAGTCTGTAACGACAAACACAAGCACATTAGCACGTAACATTGCTGCAGAATTTAACCCTATCACAAGAACATTAAATAATGTTTATAACGCATTTGGCGTTATAACCAATGGTGCAAAAAAAGCTGTAACCGCTGTCGGTACATCATTGCAAAAATGGAAAGGTGACCTTGATCAGCTAGGACAAGATAACAGTATAGCAATCGGTTTACAGCGTACTGCTGCTGGGATTTATGCAGTAACTCGCACATCTCAAGAGGGAATGCAAAGCCTAATAAATAAAGCTAAAGAGTTAGGAGCAGCAACCCCTTTTACTGCTATTCAGTCCCTACAAGGAATAGAAACATTATCCCGTGCAGGTTTGAAAGCATCAGAATCTGTAAATACAATTACTGATGTATTGAATCTAGCCACTGGCAACATGATCGGTATGGGTGAAGCCGCAAGCATGACAACTAATATAATGGGGATTTTTGGTATTAGTTCTGAAAATACAGCGCGGGTTGTAGATGTTTTATCAAAGGGTGCAAGTTTAGCTAATACAACAGTATCCGATCTAGCTCTAGCAATTCAATACTCAGGTGGTAGTGCAAAGGCTATAGGGCTAAGTTATGAATCGTTGGTTGCAATACTTGATTCACTTGCAAAAGCGGGTATACGTAGTGAAAAAGCGGGTACAGCATTACGTAATATGCTGGGACAAATATCCGATCCTGCATCTAAGGCAAGAGAAGAGTTAAGAAAAATAGGGGCAAATACTTCTAATTTTCATGCAGCAATTAAGGCTATAGCGTCAAGCGGCAAAGAGGGAGAGAATGCAATCCGCGCGTTTGGTATAGAAGCGGGCCCGGCACTTCGCGCATTAGTTGACCAAAGTCGAGAAGCATTAGAAGGTGGCGCAAATGCCATGCTTGAGTTTGAGACGCAATTAAAAAATAGCGCGGGGTTTACTGCTGAATCTGCTCAGATTATGAAAAACACAGCAGCAGGTGCACTTATTGAGCTGCAAAGTGCATGGGATGCATTAAAGCTTTCAATCCAAGAACCCTTTACAGAACCACTTCAAGAACACACCGAATTTTTAACAGCCACATTAAATTTAGCCACTAATGCTGTAGAGAAGTTCAAGGAAATTTTCCCAGGTACGACTGCCGCAATAGCGGGTACATTGGTTAAAGTTACAACCCTTATGGGTGTTCTAGGTGTATTAGCCAAGCTTGTTATAGCCCCTCTAATACTTCTTATTAAATCCACAATTGTGCGCCTTTCAATCATGGCGGGAACATTTGTAAAAGTGGGGGCAAGTGGTACAGCAGGTGCTGCAAAGATGGGAGTGTTCTCAAAATCTTTGTTTTTGGTTAAAGGTGCAGCAATGTCATTAATTACAACACTACGCGCCTTAGCTGTTCAATTCTTTTTAATCTACGCGCCAATTATTGCAGCTTTTGAGACGTGGGAATTCTTAAGCAAGGTTATAGATGACAGTGAAAAAAGCCTGCATTCCTACAATGAAAAGTTAAAAGAAGTTAAAGAAAATCAAAAACTAGATGCTACAGGGAATTTATCAGAGCAGCTTACTGGGAAAACAAAAGCAGAATTAGAAACATTAAAACAAGAGTTAATAGCACAGTCTTCTGCATTAAACGAGGCAGAAGGGGCTTTATATTCAGCCTCTAGCGGTGTTAACCCCTTGGAGGCGTTCGGTGTAGATTGGGACGCAATTCAGATAGGCGGGTTAAGTGATAGTGAGCTTGCTACAAAAATGCAAGAGCTAGGAAAGGAAAGCGGTAATGTTAGGCAGCAGCTAGTAGCTGTAAGTGAAGCATTAAAAAACACCGCTTCACCTGACGTAAAAATGCCAGATTTAAAGATAGATATACCTGATTCAAAAGAGGATATTTTAAGCTTCTTTGATTCCCTAAATGGCTTAAATAACACTACAGCCGATGAAAAAATATTGCAGGTTAACAGTGCCTTAAAAGAGACACTTGCCACAATTAATGGTGATACAGATCCCCAAAAAATTATATTAGCAAATCAAACGGCAATGGACGCTATTGTAAATATTGAGCAAGAAAAAGCCGCTAAAAGCATCGAACTTGCCGAACGAACATACACCGCTAAGGCTGACTATATACAAAAAAATCAGGCTGATGAGCAAGGCAATAAACTAACTGCCACACAGCAAGCCGAACAGCTAAAACAAGCCGCTCAAGAATTAGCAGCCGCGCGGGTTGCCGCATCACAACAAGCCCTTGATGCTACCCGCTCACACTTAAGCCAAGCTAAAACAGATTATGACTCCTACGCCCAAAAGGTGCGGGAATTAGAACAAGCCATAGTAGAAGAAAAAAGCCGACAAAGCCAAACATTAAGAGATTTAGAACGCGCTGGCATGAGTGATTATGCTGCATTCCAAGACAAGAAAAAGGAGCTTGCTAGTTTATCGGCTGAATTTGAGCAAGCAATGCAAGAGCGCAATTACTCCAAAGCACAAGAAATAGCTAAAAAACGTGAAGCATTAGCAAAATCCTTGGCAGCGGCTGGTGATGTTAAAGATGATAATGGTGATGTACTCATAAGCAAAGAGGATGCGCGCCGTCAAGCTGTAGACGCTGTAAAAGACAGTTATGCACAAGTTAATGAAGCTATGGCAGCACAAAAACAAGTGACTGAAGAAAATGCAAACTCCCAAAAAACTTATGTGGACAGCCTGCAAAAGCAAGTAGAAGTGATAGAGGGGATTGTGGCAAGTGTACAGCAAAAAGAAATTGCATTAAAACTACGTGTAAATGAAGAAGAGTTAAATAAAGAACTGGACTCTATACAAGAGCGTATCAGGCAAAAAGATTTTAAAATTGCAATGAAAATGGGAGATAAAGAAGCTATCACCCAAAGCCTAGAAACCATCAATACTGATAGTCGTGTCATTATGTATAAAGCTGATGTAAGCACAGAAAAAGCTAAGGAAAAACTGCAAGCATTACAGAGTGAAACAGCACAAGAAACGATAGAGCAAAAGCTGATTTACCAGAAAGATGCAACCTTTACTGATGACGAGAAAAAGCTAAATTCGCCAGCTCAAAAAGTCGTTATTTTTAACCCTGATACCAGTCAATTTGATACTGTCTTAGCTCGCATAAGTAAGAATACAGAAAGCGTGCACACGATAAAAGTTAAAGAAGTTAGGGAAAGCGGCGGATCTGATTTGCCAGCTTTTGCCACTGGTGGGCATGTTAGAGGTGCAGGCACGGGTACAAGCGATTCTATTCTGGCAAGATTAAGTGATGGCGAGTTTATTATCCCTGCTGCTGCTGTAAAAAATTATGGTGTAGATTTTCTCAACAGCCTGCGCTCTCAAAAATTCAACCTCCCAGCATTTGCCACAGGGGGGATAGTGTCCACAGGCTTAAAAGCAGTCAAAAATACATCAGGCTTAGGCGGTATCTCTAATACTATAAATAACTTTCTGCAAAATGATACTGATAAAGCCCCTGCTGTGTTCAATATTGCAGGGGTAGATAAACCCATTGCTGCAACATTTGGAAGCACTGATGATGTTAGAAATTTAGCGCAAGCACTTAAAAAAATGGGTATGGCAAGATGATCAGTTTGGCAGGAATAGAGCTACCCGCGCAAACAATTTGGCAGGAGCAATTTACCAGCCAAGGTGTACAGCAGAACGTTGTACAGACATTAGGTGGTTACCATAAAGTTTTTCCTAAACGCCTGAAAAACGGTATAAATATCACGCTGGTATTTGGTGAAAATTCTGCATGGTTGGACTATGGAGCTGTGGAAAAAATAACCGATTTATCTACCACTGGTGATACCTATGGCTTAGTGCTCCACAATAAAAATTTCAATGTGGTATTCAGTCACCATGCCCCACCAGCTTGTGAGTTTTCCCCCCTTTTTCCTGAAGGCTTAATTAAACCAAATGCCACAAAATGGCATGGCACCGTAAAATTAATGGAAGTTTAGAAAATGCCAGATAGTAACGAAATATTTTATAGATATCCTGAATTTAGTAATTCAGCCCCTGCACAAAATGGGGGGCGCATGATTGCAAAAAAAGTCACAAGTATGCAGCGTAATGCCATGTTGCCAGCTATTACACGGGAAAATCGCACAAGTGGTGTAACAAATTACAGAAAGTTTTTTACACACTTCACTAATGCAGATAATGAAATATTTAGAGAAGTTTATGTCTTTAATTCCCTGCCAACAACTGCAAATGACAGCATTTTTTTAGTAAAAGGTGCGGCGTTAGATACTCAGGAAAGTGTAGAAGGTGAACAGGTTTATGGTGCTGGTTTCCTGCATGAGGATGTAAGCGCAAATGCAACGGTGATAAAAGCAGCGTGTGAAACATCAACACCTGTTTTTCAAGCGGGGGGTAAAATTGTTGTTGGTCGCATGGTTTCGGGTACATTGCATGACTATGATATTAAAACAATTTCCTCTGTGACTTATGCGGGAACAGTTGCAGAGATTACGCTAAATGAAGGTGTTAATAATAGTTATAGTTCTGAAAAGATTGAAACAGATGGAGTCCCAACAGATTATTGTATTGTCGCAAGCCTTGTGGAATACGGGGATATTAAAGCAACAATAACAGGGCTTTCTAACACATCGGCTAATGGTGTGATTAATGAGTCTCTTATTGGGTTAGATCAGCTTGGCGTTGTTGATCAGACTTGGACACTTACATTTAATTCCTCCACAACATTTACTGTAATGGGCGACACGCTGGGAGACTTAGGTTTGACGGGTAATGTGAGTGCAGAAACCGCGCCGTTAAACAATGATTTCTCTGTGGATAGAACAGCGCGATATTTCACTATTCCCCCCACTGCATTTAGTGGCTCTTTTTTTAGTGGGAATGCTATCACTTTTACAACAAATTCAGCCACCGCGCCGTGGTGGGTTAAAAATGTCGTAGAACCTAATACAGCAGCATTTAGCAATAATAATTTTGCATTCAAAGCTCTTGCAAGCTCGGATTAATTTTTATGTCATTAAGTGAAAGCTTACAAGCTACTTTTGCAGCAGAAAACAAAGTCGGTATAAGTAGAATAAGCCCTAAAATGGAGTTGCATAAAAACGGGTATTCTACTGTTTTAGTGCGTCATTATCCTGCCAATCCAGATCGATTTTACGCTGTTATTGGTAGCGTAAAATCAAAGGGCGTAACAGGTATCTATGATGTGCCAAGTGAGCTTGTGGAATTTAACGGAAATACTGCAACAACCTCCTATCCCGCTTCCCAGATCATAAAGCCTCTTGTGCTTGCCCAGCCTGTTCTACATGCAGAAACACTTGAACCTGTTAATGCTAATATTGTTTTTAATATTGAAAGCGGTCAATTTGAAAGCGATGTGCCAATTATCGGATTCGGTGAAGTCAGCTATAAAACAAGCTACTTAATATTAGAGTATACAGCAGGGGATTTTGTGGATCGGGAAAATGTTCGAGGCAAAATAATTTCTGTTTTAAATGGTAAAACAGCTACATTTAACGTACCTTCTTATGATCTTGATGATGGGCGTGATGAGGTAGAAGTGGCACGGGTTGTGTCTCGTTATCTGCTGGCAGAATCAGAGGGAGAGCGTGGGGCATATGAGATGCCCAACGATTGGGGAGGCGAAGAACCCTATTACCCCGCAAATAATCACCCTGTGCCTGATGAAGAAGGATCATATGAAGCTGAGCGTGTACATGAGCTTTTAGTGCTTACACCAGAAGGGCAATTCTACCGCCGCCGTAACAACCCCGCCATACATAAGCCTTATGTCGGCGTGCATTCCTATAATCCAGAATACAATCTAAAGAAAGGGAATTCACGGGAAAAGTGGGCAAAACAGTATATTAATTCTTTTAATTGGGACAGCTATCACTCTGTGCTAAAAGACCGCTACAAAGGCATTAAACTGGATTAATTACAATGGTTTATCATCCTGATGCTGGCACAGAAACTGAGACTTATACTAAATACATTCCCGCATGTAGTGAAGCTCTTGTGGGTGTTATTTCAAGTAGTAACGAGCAACAGAAAACTTACTCATGGAAAGAAAAAACACAAGATTACAAACAAGGGAAAAAGAAGGAAAAAGAATATGGCTATGTGGGCTTTAGTGGAAAATTAAACGGTAAGAAAACAGGCACAATATCCATCGACGCGCCCCCTAATCGGCACTTTTTTGGGAAGGATTTGCATTATTTAAGCAAGAAAGTTTATAAGTGCGGTAAAGCCTTAAAGCCCGAACTCCCATACCTTGTCATTGGTGCCTGCTTTACTCTATTTGAAGAAAAGAAAACGCCGCTTGTTGCAACAAGAAAAGATGAAAACACTATAGTTTTTCATGTTAAATCTAGCAAAGGGTGGCTAAATATAAAAGAAATTAGCTATCAAAAACAAGATTATGCTGTAACAAATATTATGTATTTTTCAGAGGATGGGCTAAAGGCTGTTACGTACTTGCAAAGAAAATATCCGCATAAATTCAGCCTAGACCACTCTGAAATGGAGGAAAAAATAAGACTCCCCGTAAGGCTAGAAGTGGATTTAGATAGTCTGCATGTACGCACAAAAGATGCATACACACTAGAAATAACACATAAAAATATATGCTCGGATGAGGTAAAAGTAGAAGCAGAATTAGCTTCAGAATTCAAAGACAAAGAGCTTAAAACGGTGCGCGGTCAATTTGAGTTAAAGGTTTCTCGTTATGAGTCCGACAGCCCAACAACGGGAAAATTTTGGTTTTATGGTGATTTAGAAACAATAAGGACAAAAATGCTTGTGTGTGAGGATCCATTTTGCCCAAACGGTCGCAAGCATGGAGAGTCAACTTTTCTAACATGTGATGGAACGCACTTTTCTGCATACATGGATGAACACGTCTTAATTGCCTGTAAAAATGAAGGTATACGGCTCTATGGGTTCAGACAAATAAGGGGGCGTGTAGCGTTTATAAATCAAAAAATAAATGGCAAATATTTTGATAAAAAATATTATCAAACTGATCTGGATGCTTTATCAATTTATTATTATAGCAATGGAGAGCCTTACCCGTGGTGGAGATGGCCCTACAATGTTTTAGAGCACTATCCTGTCATAAATCCTGGCATTCATGAGGATGCAATCCCTTTTTTAAAAGCTGCTATATTTAGCGGCTATTATCCCAATTTTCTATTTGACGCTAGAACAGCAATAAGGGGGTTATTTCAAGATGGGGATGTAAATCTAAATTCAATTAAAAAAATCATTTGGACACCGGGCACTAGGACATTAACTCCTTTTGATGGAGGAATAGAAGAGGACGAGGAAAACGGCACAATAACGCTGTCAACAGGTGAAAGTGATAGTTTTACATTTACACGCTACAAAGAGGAATCTGCATATACAAGAAGCATAGCATTTATAGATGTTGTTAATGACGTTATTGGCTATCTTTCACATGAAAAACTAGAGATATACGTTGATAATGCGTTGCTTTATGAATTTGATGTTCCTTTTCCGCATGTAAAAAACTTTTTTGTTGGTTTCTACGAAAAAAATGGGGTGGATGATGTAATTGGTGTGTGGGCTGATAATGAAAAAATAAAATATGCTGTTGATAGTTACGGTAATTATTTGATTGATATTGACAATAAAAAAACAATCTTAAAAAAATCAGGTGAAATTGAAGTGTTGAATAAAATAGGTATTTTATGAGTGTAGAAAATATACAGTGTTTTAATGCTACAACAAAAAAAGGTGGAGCAATATCTATAAACCCACTGTTATCACAGAGCTTTTTTATTGAAAGCCCAATAAGCGGTATAAATATAATTGATGGAGCTAACAATGAAACAGGTCAAGGTGAACTTGTATTTGTAAATAGTCCTCCCAGAATTTCATGGAAAGATAAAAACGGTGAGGCAGGAAGTGCAATAGAAATTATTGACAAACAAAAAGTTATAGTTCACGCAGCAAGTGGCGGGCATTTATTTCTAAGTATAAATAAGGATGATTTTCCTTCTGGTCAATCAGTTTCTACAAGTGTGAATGTCGGCGATATAGAAAGAAATTTGCATGATGATATTACCCCCTTGGAGGCACTGAATGGTAATACAGATTACAGCTGTTTTTACCTAAAAAATACCGCGCCAGTTTCCTCTGAAAACAATAATATAGAATATAATGTGCGCATATGGATAGAACAGCAGTCTGAAGGGGATAGTGAATCACAAATAGGATTAGATCCAAGGCTGACAGGGACTTACGAGGCGGAGTTGCTACAATCTGATGATATAGCACCCGTCGATGTCGTTTTTCATAACACAGCAACAGAAGAATCTTCTCTGCTTATAGGGGAAATCCCCCCGCAAGAGCACGCTGTTGTGTGGCTAAAAAGAAGTATTCCCGCTGCAAATAGGCTGGCTCATGATGAATCAATTGGATTGCGCTACTCATCTTTTGACTAAAGGAATTATTAATGCCAACAACTGTTTATGCTAACTCTGATCCGCTTAGTCCAGTGTTAACAGCAGAAAGTGGGAAGCTGATAAAGTTATTTGATAAATGCCTTGTAGATGGCTTTGGCTCAAAATCAGCAGCAGGCTGGCAAAAGGTTTTCTATGACGCAGTAGAGAATAAAGCGGTATACAAACAGCCCTTGGGTTCTAATGAATTTTACTTACATATTTTTGATAACGATCCGCTTTTTGCGCGTGTTTTTATGTCTGAAGAATGTTCTGGCTTTGATGATATAGCAAACAAATTCCCCAGCGAGTCGAATTTTTCGGGCGGTCTTTATATTTATAAGAGTTACAAAAGCACATCAAATTCAGACCCTGCAAACTGGAAAATAATACATAATTCTAAATATGGCGGATTTTATTTGTGGGTCGATACATATGATTCAATAGATAATAATGTGTGTTTTTCATACTTTGGGGATTTTAAAACATACCTTCCCACAGATAGCTTTAATTCTATATGTGCAGCACAGAAAATAAAAGCGGGCAATAAGCCCGACCAAAATATTTTTCTTTATTCTGGAACTTTAGCAAGCCCAAAAGATGGCAGCTACTGCGCAAGACGCTACACGCAAGCGCAGGGAGATTTCAAGGTACCTTTTTTGATACAGTCGTTAAAAAGCAGTAATACAGGTTTGGCGGGGAGCAAAGGGGCAAGCTACCCCGATCCAATTACAGGGGGGTTACTTTATAGTGATATAAAAATCACTGAAATTGAAGATGGAACCCCTCTATTAAGGGGGGAATTGCCTGGAATTTTAGCCCCTATGCATGACAAACCTTTATCTAATTTTGATACTTTTGAAACGCAAGAGCAAGACACTTACATTGCGCTCCCATTAAGAGCATACAACGACACTGGACAAGTATTTGTCTGTATAAGTGAGTGGGGTTAATTATGGCTAACCTTGGCATTTTACTGCAAAATAAATTCACCCCTTTTGGTAGGAAATACTTAAGAAATAGTAAGCTAAAAGGGGGGGGTAGCTTGCAATTAAAAATGAATGGGGTGATTTCTGGTGTAGCTCGACAAGGTGTTGTTGCTTTGGCGCATAAACTTGTATTTTTGCATGATAGAAAAACAGGAGCGTTACTTGCTAAGACGCGAACAGCGCAAGATGGGGGTTTTAAAATAGAAAATATAGATGACACAAGCAATGATTTTTATATTGTCTGTGTAGACCCCCACGGGGACACATACAACGATGTTATTTTTTCACGTATTTAGTGTAATCCGATATGCCTTATACCCCCCCAACAAGAATAATATTGTTTTTGATTTTAAGCAGTCTTACACCCCCCCTGATAAGAATAATATTGTTTTTAACTTTTCCGCTAACCAAGGCAGCCCCTCCAGCTCTATAGGAGTTCGTATTAATTGGACTCAAAAAAGCAGCTATGGGGAAAAGTCAGGACTGCAAATAAATTGGGTTCAACATAGTACAAATAGGCGTAGTAATGCATTACAGCTCAACTGGAAACAAAAGAGTTCAATGCGTAGCAACATGGCTTTACGTATAAATTGGAAACAATACATACAGCTGCATTATGGCATACAAAGTAGCAATACATCATTATTTGATGTCACAATAACACAGAAAGTAATCAATCTAATAGAATCAACTTTACATATTCAGCAGAAAGATAGATTACAGGCTGGTATACAGGGTGTAAATTCCAGTGTTGTTTATTTTGAAAGTGGGTTGCAAAGCTTTTTTGATATTGAGCAATACAATAAATTAGAGTCAACTGTACACTCAAAAAATACTTGTTTATTTTCTGCATCATTGGGTGGGCTTAATGCGTGTGAAAAAGAACTTGAAAGTACATTGCATGGAGTTAATGAATTACAGCAATTTACACATTTAGAAGTGGGTATTCAATCGCTTAACACTTGCCTGCATTCTGCATCACTAGGGGGCTTTAACGACTGTCAGAAAGAACACCAAAGCGGCTTACATAGTTTTAATGAGTTGCAGCAGTATAAGCACTTAGAAGCTGGTATTCAGTCGTTTAAAACTTGCCTGTTTGCCGTGTCGATTGAGGGCTTTAATGATTGCCATAAGCAGCACGAAAGTACATTGCATGGGGTTAATGAGCTACAGCAATTTAAGTATTTAGAAGCGGGTATTCAGTCATTTAATACTATGTTTTTAGAATCTGAAATTCACGGTGTAAATTCATTAAATAAAGTAATAGATAGTACGCTGCATGGTGTTAATTCCTGTACCAAATATTTACAGAAAGGAATCCATTCTTCTAATGAATTACAGCAGAAAAGCATTTTTATAAAAACGCTGCATTCCTCCAATACTTCAGAACCTGATATAGTACCAAGTGCCCAAATAATAGATAAAGAATATTACATACAAGTTAACGCAAAAAAGTATGATATTTCCGATGTTTCAATAAATGACGATAGAGGGACGTATGGGTATAGCGGTTCGGTCACACTGCATGATAACGCTGCATTTTTAGCACTCTCCTATGATTCTGAGTTTACATTAGTATTAGGTGACGAAAGTTATTTGATGCTTGTAGAAGAAAAAAGCATGTCGCGCCAAAGTCCCACCAGTACTGAATACACAATACATTGCATTTGCCCCACTGCTAAACTGGCAGAGCCTAGGGCTAAAAAACGTGCTGTGATGCTTGAAAATGGTTTAATGGCTAGTGAACTGGTACAGCTTATGGCAGACGAGGCAGGGGTTAGCGTTAAGTGGGACGCGGTAGACTGGTTTATTTTTCCGCAACGTGTCCAGTATACCGATGTCACACCAATGGAGGTTATACAGAAAATCACAGGGGCGATACGTGCAAATATAGTTACGTTGGGTGATGGGTCACTGTGGATACGCCCACACTTTTCTGTGCAACGTAAAAACTGGAATATTGCCGCGCCCGCTGTGGATATCACTGATGATGACGACGTTCTAAGCTACTCAGAAGGCTACGGAAAAACAGATTATATAAACCAAGTAAGAGTGACCGATGCAGAGAGTGATCAATGGTCGTTTACATTTGAGGGTAATGATGACAGCGGGGGTAAGCTTTTCCTATACCGCATACCGTGGGCGCAAAATGTGGAGGTACTGCACTCAGGTCGTCAATGGGTAAAAATTTCATACAAGGGTGTCACGGTCAGGGAAATTACGCAGCAAGTAGAATTCAAGGACGGCGCGGCAAGTGTAAGTGATCCGATTTTTGATATTGTAAAAATTAAGTGGTTTTACACGCCACCTGAAGGTGAGGTTAAATTTTCAGGAAAAAACATGGTTACGCATGATGATCACTATTCCCTTGCTGAAATAACTTACACGGCACGCCGTCATGAATTCGGCGTATACAACAATAAGGACGGGGATAAAACGCAATTCTTAGCAAGGCTTAAAATATGAGATTCAAAAGAATAAAAGCCACTGTTACAGCTACATTTAAAGCATCGGCGCAAGAAAAAACAACAAGTAATGATCATCTTTCCGCACGACTTGTAAAAAAAGTTGATGGTAAGTATATTGATGCATCCTCTTTTACATTTGACGATACTGCCTATGCATTGGTTTATCATTCTTCACGCGTGGTGGTGGCTAAGGCGGTGTGTTCTGGTATCCAACAGCCTGAATTAGTGCAAGATAATTATCTTGAATCTGTGCACGAAAGTCTAAGCTTTAACAATGTTGATGACAGCGTAGAAGGTGATAATTTTAATGATGTCACTGCAAGCAAGCCAATCCATACAGTAGAGTCAATGGCTTTTTTAAGCGGGGAACTAGCAGGACTAAGCCTACAAGATGACGGCATGACGTTTAGAACAACACAGTTAGGGCTTGCTGTTTTAGAGCTAAAGTACCAAACGCGTGCAAGTGTATACCGTATACCAACACCTGAGAAGCCTATAAATAATGATAGTGATGTACCAATTATCGCAACTTTTTTGGGAGACATTAAGTGATCAATATTATGGTAAAGCGGTTGCCTGCTGATAGTGCGGTTTTGGATGTGCATGATCCGCTGCTATGCTCCACTGGTGCAGCAGTTGAGCGGGGGCGTGCTGAGATAGACGAGTCAGGCTTGATTGAGGTGCAATTATCTATGATTCAAAGAAAACTGCACAAGGGTGATTTGGTAAGGTATGAAGGTGATATGGGTATGGGTTACGGAATAGTGGATAGTGTCCAGTATAGGGGCTTGCATGATATGTCTATTACATTATTAAAGGCTGTATAGCATGAATACTTTGGCACAATTACAGGAAATTATAGGAGAGAAGAAACAGAGCGAAACAGGCGTAATTACTGCTGTTTTTGATAAAAAGGTAATCGTGGCAACGCGCAATGGTGGGGCTGAATTCGTGGTTTCTGGCGGCTTTAAAGAAGGGGATGCAGTGAGGATTGATACCGCCACAAAGGAACTTGAAAAGATAGAACAGGGGAATGTGGCGGTGTTTTGGGTTTAGGGTTACTCTTTGGAAAGAAGTTTTTCGAGTTCTAATGCTAAGTAAACCCTTTTGGAATTAAGTGCCTTCCCAATTAACTCAAAAGCTTCTGTCATCTCTTTCTTATATGAGTAACTATCTAATTTAGGGAGGTTGATAACAGTATTCTCATCTTTTGCTCCACTTAAAGATAAGAGTATATTGGAATTTGGTTTTTCTAACTCACTTTTAATATTATTGAATTTATCAATGTTTTCGATAACCTTATTTAGTTCATCATGCAGCTCATTTATTTTGTTGATTTTCTCACCTAAATTCATGTTACCACCTAGTTAAATTGAAAATATCTTAATTTATACGGGTGATATTAACACATATAAATAATACGTGTAAACTACTTATTTCTATACCCCAAATTAGAAACAAGATTTATACACCCATCACGAACCCAAATTGCAACGGGGATTTTACCTATATTCAAGCGTTGACCTGCGCCGCTGGTATCCATGCTGCCTATAAAATCAGGGGATCTGCTATTCTCTCCTTTCTTGCGATTTCTATAAATATAGGAGTTTTCCCCATTTAACCCAACATTAAAATTATCCTCGTTATTCCATGCTGTGAATGCAATACGTGCAACTTTTTCTTGGTAAAAGTCAGCAGTGTATAGGTTTCTAGTGTTGCCGTTAAAGTTCATAGTAATCTTGAAGTTAGACCAAAACTCTCTTGCAAAATCCAGCCTTTTCTTTTCCCTTTCTTGTTCATCTAAAGCCTTTTCCTGCTTTACTTTTAGGATAGATTCTTCATATCCTTTATATATAACTAAGCCACCTTGGTAATAACATAGGTCATGAATAGGTACTACTTTTTTAGCATGTTTTACTAAAACATGACCCTCCTTGTAGCAACATTCATCATAATAAACTTCAAAGTGCAATACCCCAGTTTTAATAGTCTCACTCATTGCTTCTTCAGAGAGCACAAAAGCATTTCTATTGTTTGTGTAAAATATATCATCTTTAAATGAGCGATGATCTTTTAGGAAGCTAGAAAGAACCCAGACTATATAATCCCCTCTATCTTTGTAGTAGCCAGTTCTTTCCGCTATGATTTTCGGAGCTACTGGGGATATTTGAACCTCAAAAATTATATTTACGGGGTTTTTTAGATTGTTATTATTAGATGTAGCTATCACATCAGGAAAACGCCACGCTTTCGCTTCCTTCTCTGTTTTTGGGCTGGAGTGTTTACCTACATAACGACTCTCTACTTTTACATCACTGAAGTTACTAGAGTCTTTTTTTAAGTACTCCCCAATAAAATTCTGCATTTCTATATGCTGCGAAGATGTTCTGTTTGCGTGATACCACCATCTTTGATAACCTTCTTTACCGCCCTTTCCTCTAAAAGGACAATGGGAACCATTATTAGGATGATGAGAAAAAAAGTATTTGTTGCTTTTTTCGTTCCTCTTAGGGAAAACCTTTTCCTCACACAAAGGGCAAACTAGATTAGAATTTTTCCTTACTTCACTATCTGCTCTTAGCTTATGAAGGTAATTCTTATTATCTTCAATGCTCTCTATATCAATATTACCAAGCATTACCTTTAGATTGGGTAATAGTTCTTCTGGCATCTCCTTGCCGCTAAGTCCTATTATATCTAAATTTTTATCTTTTATGGCACCCTCTCTATCAGAGATAACAGGCTTATTTGTTGCTTTATCAAATGCTATATACATTTACCCTCTCCTTTTAAAAGCCTAAAAATAGGCGCAGCATAAAACACACCGCGCCTGATGATGGGGTTACCTAAAACCATTAATCAATATCATAAAGCCATCTGAGGGCTTGAAAGCAGGGCGTATGCGCTCTTTTATCACAGCTTCTTTTCCAGTTTTAGGATTACGTCCCATTCTTTCCTGTCTATGAACAGGCTCAAAACGCCCAAAGCCTTTAAGTGAAATACGTTTGCCTTTTTTCATGCAGTCCTGCACAGAGTCGGTAAATGCATCAATAAAATTTTCAGGGGTTAATTCTTTGTTTCGCATTCTAGCTTCAATCATGAAAGCTAAATCAGACCTTAGTACTTTCTCCATTTTTAACCACCTTCTGCCTCACAAGAATTTACTAACCCCAAATCTTTTTTATTAGGAATAAAAGCATAAGCCACCTTAAACCCGCTTAAATCAAACCTTTTCAGCCACTCAGAAACTGATTTTTTTACTACACAATTCGGTGCTCTTTGCATAGTAATTAATACATCAATTCCTGCCTTATTTAGTGCATTGAAGCAATCTTTTAGTGCATCAAAGGAGTCATCTATATTAAAGCTGTTAAGCTCAAAAATGCAGGACTCTACACCATGCTTTTCACAATCAGCCAAAACTCCCCGCGCCACAGGTGAGCAAAAACGGTCATACTTCTTTATTCTGAGTAGTTGACTCCCAGAATCATTAAGGAGTTCCTCTAAGCTATGAAAACCATCTTTCAAAACAACAAGCTGTTTTTTACGTGTTTTTTGTATTTCGTAACGTGCAACACGTAGTGCAATGCATTTTTTGTGCTCTTGTAGGACTAGGAGTTTTTTAGCTTTCAAGATCAAACCCTCTATCCTTGCGATAATCTATATAGCAATCAAGAAGTTGATAAACACTCTGAATTTCTTCAAGGGTCATTAGATCTGGGTTCGTTTCTTCAACCTTCGTAAGCCCCACGACAAATTGAACAAAATTATCACTATCAATGCCCGCACCCACTGATTTTTTTGACATCTCGTCAAGTTTTTTTAGGGCTTCAACGCGTTCTGCATCAGCCTCTTTTGGCTCATCAGGCTTGTGATTTTTGATCGCAATACCAAACTGGCTTTCATCAATTTCAAAATCCATAGGCGTGACAACAACAACAGACATATTATTAGCGTTAAGCTCCTTAATTAGAGAGCCTGTGTGTATACTCATAAATCCAGTGAATTCATAACGCAAATTAATAATTACATGCTTACAAAGCCATTGCGTCATTTTTTCTAGCACTGTCCCAACATCAACAATATTACCTAATGGGGAGTCTAGCAAAACTAGGTTGCCATTTTCCGTATAGTTTAAAAATGCCCCATTTTCACTTTGAGTAAAAACAAATGTACGCATGGGCATAGGCAAATCAATGAGCTGCTGCACAATTGCGTTATCAGAATTTAAATTCATTGATGAATGTATTTGCAAGGCTGTAGCGTCCTCACTCAAGAAGTCAGTTTTAACAAGAGTCGGCTTCTCACTTGTATAAATATTCAGTTTCTTACTCATTACGCAGCACCCACATATAAAGTACGACGTTTCTTTTTCTTGATGATTGGCGTGTTAGGTACTACTTTTTCAGCTTGCTTTTTAGCTGCAATAGGCTTTTTAACAGCCTTTTTTTCCTGCACTTGCTTTGCTTGCTGCTGCTTTGCCTTATTGGCGGTTGCTGCCTTTTTCTTCTTTTCTGCTAAGGCTTGCTTTTTAGCTTTACGCGCCATGTTGTGGAGTAGTACTTCTTGCTCTGTAACTTCTCCCACAACATGCCCCCATAAATTCACACGCGGGTTGCCTACTTTTCCCTTGGCTTTCATGTATGCATATTTGTTGCAGTATGCGTACAAAGCTTGTTTTATTGCGGAAACAGTAACGCCTTCAGGTAATGTTTCCCCCTTTAATTCCTCTTGCATTTGCTCATGAATGCCAATACAAAATGCATTAACTTTTTCAGCAGCAAAAGCAGCGGGGAATCTTTGAGCTAGAAAATTAAGCCCTAATGCAATACGGCGATTTCTGTTTTTAATTTGTGATGGGTTTGCCACTTTGCTCACCTATGTTTGTGATAAATATATTTTCTGGTGGCTTACCAGAGCTAACTTTTATGCCTTTTCTTTTTCCAGAATTAAGACATACAAAAACCTTTCCTTCAAAACCTTTCTTTAATCTAGCTCTTGCACTTTTATGGCATACAATATCAAGTCGCACATCATGCTCACCCATAGAGCAATCCACTTCATCTTGAAATACCTTAAGCAACTTCCCATCTGCATCACTGCCGCAATGAAGTACAAATAAAATTCGATTTATACGACTAAATAAAAGCTTTGCTCTCAAGAAAGACGCTACGAACCCCTGCTTTTTGTAAAAAGAATCTATCTTGTATTCATAACTTCCATTAGTGTATTTAACTTTCTTTTTTATTTCATCAATAACACTCCGATCAACGCCTGCCTGATAAAACACAACAACACCACTTTCAGGAAGTGATTGAATTGCCTTTATAGCAGAAGTAGTCAGATCATCGGTTTTCTCTAAAGATATTTTGCAACCTACCACGCTCTTTTTAGTAACCGCAGGTGGCTTTTTTCTCTGCTTCTTAACTCTATGTTTCTTCATAATAAATCCTTTGTATTTAACTTTAAGAAATGCGACGCAAACCACGCCGCACACCATAAATTTTTATTTACCCTAGATGATCCAAGCCGCCACTAATTGCAGAATAAAGCAAGTAATTAGAATCTTTCGCCTGACTGTTTTTAAAGCAATATGCATTGTGGTTTTTAAATTGTTGGCTTGCGCTCTCTGTATCAATTTCATCACAAAGAACAACTAAGCATTGAGCGTCACACATGAGAGCGGATTGTAATTCAGCATGATGTATTGATGTGATGGGCAGAGGCTCGTTTTTTAATGCGCCTTTTTTGGTGGGTAAGGGGTTGCTGCAGTAAGGAGATAGCCCCACACTTTCCTCCTTAGCGTAATAATAAGCATCACTTTCGCTATCAAAAAATTGCATTGGGAAAAGATTACGGCTTTGTAAATACAATTCTTTTGCCGCATTTTGGATGCTTTTAGGTGCATTTAAGACTAATAACGCGCCTGTTTCCTCACAAGCTACCATTATTTTATTTAGCAACACACTGCTGTTACCGCCGTACTCAACACTTAAGGAGGCAAAAACAACGCGTTCCACGTTCATAACAAGCTCGTTATTTTGCGGTAAAGCAAAACGTGCATGGGGAATTGTTGCGTTTTTTGCTTGGCTTTGGGATAATCCGTTATTCACTTTTATTACCTTTTTCTTCTTTGTTGGTAGTATTGTGGCTTGCTGCTTTTCTTGTGGCATCAAGAAAAGCAGCGTTAAAATTAGATCTGATCTTGTGTTGAATTCACAACTACAGCATCTTTTTCTTCTGTGCCATGCGCCGTACCATTTACAGTTGAAGACATCACAGATAGAAATGGCTTTACAGTATTTTTTACATCATTAAACTGCTCGTCTGTCAGATCCCCGCCTTTGCTGAAAACAGGTACCGTAAATGTATGCCCGCTTTTGTTTGACTGCTCTGTCAATGAAATATTTGTAACAATTCTTGTTATCTTCTGACCTGCACCAAATAAATTCATGCGAAACTGTGCGTACTCGTGCAAGGCTGAAGGCGGCAAGCTAAGCATAAAAGGTATGCGGCTATATTGGGTTAAAACGAATATATTCATACGCTCAGCACATGCCTTGCCTGCTGTATATTCCCCTTCCTTTGTAGATGCTTTAGATTCAAACTTTGAATACTGGCATGTTTTGCAATTAAAAGTTGGCTCTCCTTTGTCTAGGAGCCACCACGGTTTATTTTCTTTATGCGTATGGATAGCACCGCGTACCCCGTCTTGGCTTAAGCAGTAAGGACGGCTTTTATCCTTTCCAGAATCGGCGTAACTTTCTGTGTACAGGATTCTTGAGGGCTTCTGTGTTACAACGATAACGCTTAAAACTTCTGTGGATTTTTTGCCGTCAATATGGTCTATAACCCACATACCGCCATTCCCAGATTTTGGGATTGTTAAAATAGGTACTGTTTTTGCGTCGATTTCTTCACCTTGGCAAAAATTATCGCTAAATTCCTCCCCTACTGATGATATAGCGGATAAATGAGAAATAAGCTCTTGGCTTTGTGCTGCGCTCATTTTTTTAGTCCTTCCCTTAAACTAGAATTGATTATGTGTTGTTTTTTGTTGCAATGCTTGGTGTTGTTAAATTTGCAAAAATTCGTCATCATCAAGGGCTGCCAAATCATCAAGCCCGTACTTCTTACCCCCACCTAAAACTATCACCTCGTTTGTGTAGTAAGGCTTAATTGTGTTGGGGTTTAAAGCCCTGTATTCCTTGAATTTAATCAAAGCTTCATCTACAAGTTTATTTCCTTGCCGTATAAGTTCGTCAGAAAGCTTCACAACGCAACACATGTACGGCGGCTCTTTTTCAACAGGAATAAAATAAAAATCACTTAGGTTAAATGCACGCATATACATTGCTGCTTGTCGGTGATAAGCGAATTTAATTATTGATCTTAAAAACTCACTGGGTTCTGCACAGATTGTGCTTTTCAGGTCAGTACCTGCGCCAAAAAGATGACCTGTATTGATCATGTCGGCGCGTGATTTACATTTAACCCCTGTCGCCTTATCCGTCCAAAAGGAGCTTACTTCTTTGTATGAATTTTCTAATAATTCTAAAGCAAAAGGGTGATTTCTTATTGATTCACTCATGCCTATGATTCTGTTCATATCATCACGCTTAATGATTTTTTTACCCATCATCTCGGCTTCTGCGATGATTTCTTTGTTGTGTTTTAGGTTTAAATTACCGTCGACAACAACATACATTTTGATGAAAACTTCAGGCTCAAGAACAAACAAGTGGAAAGGCTTACCAAATTTTAGAGCAGCGGTTTCCTTTTTTTCTTTGTTGGCAAAGTAATCGAAATGTGCAGGGGTTTTCAGTTCACTCATTGCGCTATTACTTAAATATTCCCACGGATAAACTTTGTAGTATGCATCCTCTTGCAAGCTATCGAAAAAGCGGGACTTTTCTACAAGTGAAGGTAGGTTTTCAGGTGTTTGACTGGATAAGTCGCAATACAGAGAGGTATTTTTAGGTAACAACAAAGATGTTTGTTTTTCACTTTCTTCTACAACGTTATATTCTTGTTTTTTTTCTGTTAACTGTGCTTGAATTTCTACAGTTTCGGGGGCTTCTTGTTGTTCTTGGATTTCTGCAACTTCTGCTACAAGCTCAATAAAGCAGTACTCTTCATTACTTGCACAGCCATATTGAATTGTTGTGTGTCGTGAATAAGAAGTACCATCAACGCGCACATTGTGCGTAGTTTCAGAGCTAACAATAGACTCTTTCATAAGCTTAATCGCGCCATTTGCCGCTTTATGCTTAACGAGAACTTTAGAGCCAACTTTAAACTCTGTATTTTTTTCTAACCCCTGTACCTGCATATTCATAATAATGAGCCTTTTGGTGTGCTGCGTTTTTCTATAAAGTGACTTCATTATAGGCTTGCTATAAATTTAAGTCAACCAAATAATATAAATTTTTTAATTTAAATTGTTATTAGGTGTTAAATAAAGGTGAAATACTGTTTTAAATGTATTCCACCTTTTTAAAAATCCAAAAAATTAATGGGGGGCGCGTGCTTCTTTATGAGGCGATAAAAGCAACGATTTACTTAATAGTAATGTGTTTTTTGACTTACGCTTAGGCTCGCACTCTTGTTGCTTACGAGACGCTTCAAGCCCCTCTTTTAAGCCTTGAACAACTTCAAGTATAAAGTGTATGCCTGCAATATTTTTAGTGTGAAATGCAGCATCTAGCACGCCCATGTGAGCAATTAGCGCATCATCAGAACGCTCTAAACTTTCCATAAAAATTCTTGCATACTCCTTTCCTTGCTTCTCTGTTACAGTGTCATCAACGTCGAATAAATTGGGAAGTTCGCCTTCTTCTTTTGTTACGAAAGGTAAGGATAATATATTAACAGTCTCTTTATGGCTTGACATGTCAGCAGTCCTATATTGTATGCTGTGTGCTAAAATAACACTACAGGGATAATGATGTTTTCATTTTGCTTACATCTTCAGTAATTCGTAAGCGTAAATCTATAAAGCTTTTGCCGTTCCTTCTTTTTGGGTCGTTCCAAGCTTTATATATATTTTGACGAGTTGCGTCATGCTGCATTGCCAAGTCACACAGTGTCATGCCATTTATATATAGAATTTTTTTAAGTTCTAAGTATGTCATGCTCTTTGTTTTTTTATTAAGTGTGTTCACGTTGAACACATAGTATGTCATTATTATGGACGTGTCAATAATCTGTAAATAAAAATACGCTTTATTATGACATGTCAATATTTTGTAAGGAGGGGAAATGTCTAATAAATGGGGGGATAGATTGAAAGGTGAGCGGGTAAGGCTAGATTTAAAGCAGTCTGAAATAGTGAAAAACACACCGATAGGGAGGACTTCACAGAGTGCATACGAGCACAGCAAAGGAAGCCCACCTGTGGAATATTGGCAGTATTTATCAGAAATAGGTGCGGATATTCAGTACATAATAACAGGCTACCCATCAGAAAACCCGCCTATATTATCAACTTCAGAAGCAAGAGTTATTGATGATAAATTAATGGATACACTGGAGTTAATGCGGATAAAAGCAGGGGAGGGGATCGTGTTAATAGAGAGAAAAAAGTACATGGGCAAAGCAAGAAATAAGGAGAGTGTGACAGAATAATTATATATTCTTATAAACCCCGCTATATTTCATGTAATTTAATTGTTAGAATACCATTTTTAGATTAAGGAGATAGAATGATGGCGGGTAGATATTTTCTATTATTAGCTTTACTTTTCAGTTGTAACGTGCTTGCGACATCGGGGCGAACTGACAGCAACGGCTGTCATGACAGCCAAGAGCAAGGACACCATTGCCATGACGAAAACGGCAATAACATAAATATTAATACAGGAAGTGGAGGGGGAATAAATAAACTTTCTTGTGCCGACGCGCCAACAGGCTGCACGCCCACAATAAATTCCATGTCTGAGAATCCACAAAGTATTGAAAAATATTATAAAGACGGCAAGACAGCAGGCAAAAAAGAATGTACTGCAATATACTTGGAATTATTCAACACATTAGAAATTAAGTGTTTAAAAATTAATGACGGCGCGTCAACCTATACCGCAATTTTAGAGAATACAACACCGAACGCCGATACAGTTTTATTTAGACTTAAAAAGTTAAATATGGACTAGTTTTAAATTAAAATCATTATCTTATCCAAAAAAATGGGTAGTTGTTACACTACCCATTATGCATTAACCCAAGTGTATTACATGTCTGCTAATGTTGAGTATGCACGCTTTCCTGTTGGGGAAACGGAAAAGCTTTTTTTACGAAAACTATAATAACAATACAATGTATCTTTAACCTCCCCAAGCTCTTTGAATAATTTAAAAGCAGCGTCTTGCACATTTTCCCATTCTTCAAAATCGAAGCCATTTCGCGTATTAAATACTGTGTCCGAATTCACATCTGTGTCTCCACTTGCAAGCAATATGTCGTTATTCGTGTCTGTTTCCTTATGTATAATCAAATAAGGCGGCATTTTGTCGCACACAAGAATTGGCTGAGATTTACAGCCCACTATAACAGAGCAAGGTATGTGTTTAGGTTGGTTATCTGACATTACTATCTATTCCTGTATAATTTAAGTTGCTGGAGTAAGAAGCCCCTCTTCCTACTCCTTTAATATTAATTTGCTAAAAACGCGCCTCTGTAAATGTTGCGCACTGTTTTCACTTTCTTACTCCATGTTGATAAGCCCAAGTCATCAACAAATACGCGCGTAAATTTTTCAGCAAAAGCCATGATTTTATTCAAGTAATCAGCATCTTCAGGATGGATTAAAAAATGTTTTTGTGCTGCGTTTGGATTTGAGTCATGCAAGTTAGAAATGCATTCCTCAATATTACCAGCAACTGCATGAATCATGCTTTTCTCATCCCCATCTGTTAGACCGCCATTTGGCGATTTTGCATCAATATCTACGCTTGTTGCTGCCTCCATTCCCAAGCGAAATAAGACCTCTTCAACAACCATACCATTTATTTTTTGCTCCTTCCCTTTTGCTCGTGTGTTACGTTGAATTGTTTTTGCTAAATCTGCTAATTGAATTGTGTTAGTTGTCATTTTCAATTTCCTTTTTAGGGTTAGTGCGTTAACTAGAATAAGTACATAGTTGCTTTGTTTTCTCTAGTATGTATTACATTATAGAGTAGCTATAAATTTAAGTCAACCAAATAATCTAATTTTTTTAAATTAAATTGTAAAAACTTTACGTACCCAACAAAAAAGGGTGACTAAATAGCCACCCTTTCAATGCTAAATCACTGAAAAATAACTAATAATTATTTTATTTTCCAGCCTTGTTTTTCTAGTTGATGCGTAACAAAAAAACCTTGAAATTGATCGCACTCCACTGTTAACTCTTGGGAGTCCAGCACGCCGCGCTCCTGACAAATTGCAAGCCGCTTATTATTTGGCAGCTCTTCATTAGGAATAAACACAAGTTTTTCAACATTTAACAGTTCAGGGCTTAATCTGTCTTTAAAAATAGTACTTTGACAAAGTTCCACACTAGAAAAACGAGACAGTGAAAAAGTTCTATAGTCCTTCTCATTATGTCTGTATGCATGAGCATAATACCCATCTTCAGTTTTCAAAAGCTTCTGAATTGAAATTATAATTTCTTTCGGTTCATCATCTTCAGCAGCAGGATAATAAAAACCTTTGACAGGAATTTTATGATAAATTGCGTTAGCAAAAATCCCCTTGGTGTTGTCGTCTAATTTTTTCTGTGGAACAACATCACAGTATTTGTCAAAATCCATAAATAAACTTTTATCCTTTAAAAAAATTGATTTATCTTGTTGCTTGTGAGATTATAATAAAACGGTATAGGGCTTGTGAGCATTCACCCCTCCACCACCTTAAAATCCCCATAAGGGTTTATGAGATAAGTGATATATATGTCAAATATATCAAAATAAAATGACTCCCTATAAGGGTTTAAGGGGGCTTATTATCATTTGCCCCCCTGCTTCAATCCTACCTTAAATTATTAGACTTTCTTGTAAATCCCTTTTGCCCATACTTTGCGGCTAATTCGTCTAAACTGCCTTTGCTATACTTACCGAATCGTTTTTTCTGATTGTGGAAATACCAACATTTACGCCGCCCATGCCATTTACAACCTAACTCTTTTAATTTATCCTTATGGGGCTTTGTGTCTCCATCAATCCAAATCCACACACCGATAAGCATAATATTGACGTTTTCCATATTAAGAGCTAGAAAAGCATTTATTTTATCCATTAAATCAATTTCAGATTCTTCATTGTATTTGTATGTGTGCTCTTTTCCGTCGCTGCCTGTGCTTGTACTACCGTTGCAGCCGCGTAATGCAGATTGGTACTGGGCTTGAATCTCTTGAAATGTTGCGGTATCCCCACCACGATCTGGGTGGTTTTTCATTGCTAAACGTCTGAATAGTGTTTTAACGTCTTCAACTTTTGTTAAGCCTTCAAAATATTTCATGTTTTAATTACCTTGCTTTCGCTGGTTTTGCGCCTTCCCGTTGTGGGCGGCTTTATCTTTAACATGTGTAGTATTATACGCTCCTTAATATTTAAGTCAACCTAATAATTTAAAATTCTTAAAATAAATTGTTAAAAAATTTAATTGACTTAAATAAATGTATTATGCAGCTTCCTCCTTGTAACCTTGTTCTACAGCAAAATGTCCGCGCTCTTGCCAGTGTTTAAGCTCTTGCTCTTTAGTATCCCACATAGCTTGCACAGCATCCTCTATGCGCTCATATTCCCCTTTGTTTGCGCTAAAATCCATACCATAAATCGCCCAATTTTTACCCCAAATTCCTTTTTTTACAGAACTTACTGTGCCTACATTTTTTTTATGAATTAGTGCGTATTTAACATCTTGATTATCAAAGCATTCAAGCTTAATTTCAAATTCTTCGGACTGGTAACCGCTCAAATCAACAGACCGATTATGCTGAATTTTCGCCTGTTTTAACTTGTCAAGTTTACCTTGAATTTTCAGAGTTTGGCGCGTTAATTTACGTTGCTTTTTACGTTGCTTTTCAAGCTTTACTTTTAAGTGCATTTCTTTGGAAAGTACTTTGTAGTCAAAGCTACCACATTTACCTATGCGTTGAAGTTTAAAACCTTGTTGCTTTAGGAAAGTTTTAATAATTTTCAAAGTGTTATGATGCAATGTATTCGTAACATCATTTTCTAGTATGTAACTTTCCAAACCGTTTTTTACAATACCTTCTTTGAAATTAAGAAGCGTGTAAGAAAAAAGCTCTATATTAGCAAGCTTAAAAGTAAGCCCTGCATGTTTCGTGTTGTAAGGCTTGCTTAATCCTTTAGCTTCTAAATCCTCCCAAAGCTCAGAAAACAATTGTTTTTTAAAGCCTTTTTCTTCTTGTTCTGATATATCAGAAACGGGCGTATGTAAAGTAACCACCTCATTTACATCGACAATATCCCATAATCCGTGTTGATTTTTGGTATAAACCATGCCGTCTTCTTTTCCGTAGCCCTGCATGAGCTTAGAAAATATTTGCTCAACAGAATCACCTTTTTTACTACAAGCACCTGTTTTCTGAATATAGCCGCGTGCACTTAAGTTTGTGTACGCACGTTGTAACATTGCTGCATTTATACCTTTATACCCATCTTCTTTGCGCCACTCTTCTACCATTTGCTCAAAAATAATATGGCATCGAACTTCAGCCACAACACTATTATGTTTAGCTTTTTTTACCTTTTCCGTATTTTCATATTCACGAATAACACCAAGGGCGCGTTGGTATAATTCGCGCACAATCGGCAAGAAAGAGCTAATACTTGAACACATTTTTTCAAGCTCTTCTAATGTAAAGAAGGCTACAGCAACCGCTAAATCACGCCCTTCACCATAAAGAGCGCCACTTTCCTTTTCAAAAGCAATTTCTTGCCCATCAATTTCAATGTATGCACGTTTAGCTGTTTCACGCTCAACCTTGAAAATGCATAAATTATGCGTGTTGTAGTTAATACCTTTTTTTCCTTTCGAGGTGTTAGGAATAACTGTTGCTATTACGTTTTTACCTTTTAATGAAGTCATAATTAAAAGCCCTTTTTTCTTGATGTGTTGCGTTTTCCTATAAAGTGATTTCATTATAGGATAGTCATACATTTAAGTCAACCAAATAATTTAAAATATTTAAATTAAATTGTTATTTTATGTAATTAAAAAATGGCGCGTATATCCTCTATACCCGCACTACTCAACACAATATCCTTTAATTTCTTGTACTTATCGCCCCACTGGTTAACAGATTTTATTAGGTTGGGGTCGATTAGCTTACTAGCCATTCTTTCTTGTATATGCTCTTTTTCCAAGTCAAGCATAAACATAAGTATGTCATCCTGCTCCACAAGATAATCAAAAAAGTCCTTAAAAATCATGCTTTTCACATCATCAAGTAATGCTTTCTGTTTGCTCAATTCCACCTTATTAGGTAAAAAATACTTAAACAGAAGTGCAGAAAACTGACCCTCTATTAAATCTAAAATATGAGAAACAAAAATCATATCACGTTGTTTTTCTGCTTCTTTTTCTCCTTTCTTGGTTTCTGTTTTTTGCTTGCTTATTTTCTTGGCAAGCTGGTTTTTATCGCTTAATTTTTCCTCTATTTCTGTTAACTCAATAAGCAGTGCTTTTAAAAACTCCAGCTCTAAGGAGTCCTTGTTGTCTTCATTCTTTGCCTTATCCAGTAGCTCATTTACTGCATTTTCTGCTGGTTTGTTAGACTCAGAACACACTGAGTAATTCCAGTCAGGGGGGGTACTTAAGGAGTCTATACGTGCTTGCGCTTTTTCCTTATCGGATCTTAATTCTGCCTTGTCGGCTTCTATGCGCTGCATTGCCTGCTTTTCTGTTAGCTGCATGACTGTGCAGCGGCAACCGTGACCATTAGGGGCAAACCATGATCGCCAAATTTTAGCCACTTTTTTTGCAACATAATTATGCATTCCTGCGTGCTCATCCCTTACACGCGCGTCCCCTACGGTTAAATACAGCAAGTATGGGTGTGTGTCTTCATTCTCTTTAAACTGTGCACAACGTCCCTCTGCATAGGCTGTCATCATGGCATTTCTAAAAATTAACTCTTTTCTTTGCTTGCTTAAATGCAGTAATTCCCCGCTGTTTTTCTGCTGTTCTTTTTTCCAAGCTTGGAAGCTTTGCCCATCGCTTAACGCACTCTCTAATGAGTCCATTACATGGCGTATAGAAGCCGTTGTTTTAAGTGTTGAAATGCTGAAATATTTGGCGCGGGAACCACCAAAAATCTTTGTGTAGTAGTCGTTTGGCAGAACAATGCCGCGCTTTTTAGCGGATTCAATTGCTTGCTTAAAAGCCAAGGATGTTTGTGTATTGAGAATATTAGGCATTGTCTTTGCTCTCATTTTGGACATTAGCAAGCCCTAACAAGGATGCAGTGTCTACTATATTAAGTAGCTCATTATCAACCCCCATTGCACCATAGCTTGCACATAATGCGAGCTGCTTTATAAAATCATCTTTATTTTCTGAGTTTTTCAGCACTTGGAGTACCATATCATTTACATCATCACTTTCTGCTGCATTTTCAATAATACTATCCAGTTGATCATGCTGTTTTTCCGCCGCTTTTTCTTCAGTATTGGAAAACATCATGCTTTCTTTCTTACTGGACAAATTCCCCGCCGATGTACCGCTTTGTTTTTCTTGAATTTCTATATCACTTAACTCTATGTTGTATTCTCTTGCAACATAGTCAGCACTAAACTGGACACCTAGAGAGCTTGCAAGCACAGCATCACGATCCGCTAATTCGCGCCGTATACCCGCCTCATTATCAAAATACCAAGTTAATTCATCATCAGGTAACCCATTGGCGCGGCAAATCATAGCCGTGAATTTGTTCAAAACTTCAAAGAATTTAAATACATCCGACTGTAGCAAATCCAGTCTAAGCAAATCCTCTGACTGCTGACCAGCACGCGATCCTGTACTCATTTCAGAGAGGGGCGCGCGTCCCAATACATACATCCATATGCGTGTAACAATTCTCTTTTCAAAGGAGTCGAATGCTTCACCATTGCTAGACGCTGGAATCTCTTTAATATTAGTACCTTGCGGAACACCAGCTACACTATTATTAACCAACATTCCTAGGCTTTCCGCTATCATTTCGGGGTCTTTTCCCTCTCCTATGACACGCTGCACAGCACTGGACTCTAAAAAATCAGCCCAATATCCCCAACCGTTTTGCTTAAAAAATTGAAACCACCATAATTTTGCAAGCATCGCTACACCGCGCGGTTTGGTGTGTGTTGCCTCGTTACGTAACAAAAGAAACTTTCTATCAACGTCCAGAAGCGAATCATTATTGACACCTGTATTAACCCCTATAAGGGATATACCGCTTGACCAGCTTAGGTTGCTTAAGCTCTCTACACCGTCCTTGCGTGTGAAAATATGCATTCTGTCAAGTGGGAAAAACCAGTCCACTGGACTCTCCAGCAACTCATTAGGAATAAAAATACCATCTTTTTCTTTATAAATCAGCTGTGTAACACTGTTACCAAATTTTAATGAATTTATTACCATTCTTGAAAAAACAACAAGATTATCCATCACGCAATCATAAATATGATCATAAAGCGGATGTTTTTCACCTGCCAATTTTAATAATCTTGATTCTCTTAATTCTTGTTTTTCATGGCTTTTTTTCCCGTTCGCTTTGGCTTCTCTTGAGACATAAGATAATAGAGAATTTAGACGTATACTAAATACTCCATCAATTTCTGTATCTTTTAATACACCTTCAAGTTGCCCCCTTGTAATACCAATACCCGTTAAAATTTTATCATGTTCAATACTATCTAAGTCAATGATATCATTAATAATATCATAAACCTGTTGCTTTGTTAGACTGCTAGATTTTGGCTTTGGCATGGGTGTTTATTCGCTCCTATAACAAATAATAGTGTAAAATACAATACATACTTGTTTTATTATATAGGAAAAGGTTAGTGGATGAAATGGATAGTAAACAGAAAGGCAAGACATATTTAGACCAATATGTCATTGATTACTTTGCAGAAAATGGCGCGCATAAGGGCAAAAAAACACAAGGTGAAGTACAGCAAGAGCTAGAAAATGAACGGATTCAAGGTGATATAGAAAGGCGCAAAACTTTACTAAATGAGCGAGATAAAAGCCTAACATCATTACATATTAATTATCATGATATGTGTGTTGCTTTTTCTGATTTCACAGAGTTATTTGATAAAAATACAGGGGAACCTTTGCGCCCTCATAAATTCCCTACACATATTCGTGCAGCAGTCCAAGAGGCTACAATTGTGGAGCATTTAGACTCAGAGGGGAATGGTAAAATAGTATATAAATACAAGCTATACACAAAAGATAAAGCAATAGAAAGACTTAAAAATGATTTAGGCGCAAATAAAATAGAAGATTCCTTTGATCAGTGGATGAAAGATGCAGGAATGCCCACTGATGAATAGAAATATAATGCGGCAAAAATTTAGAAATGATTTGATTTTTTATATGCACCACGCCCTAAAAATAAGGACTAAAAATGGACGCATGGAGGCATTAAAGATAAATGAATCACAAAGATTTTTGCATAATATTATTGAACAACAAAAAAGAGATATAGGGGTTGTTAGGGCTATTGTATTAAAGGGTAGACAGCAAGGTATTTCAACGTACACAGAAGGACGCTTTTTTCATAATACAACAATGAATAGGGGGCGCGTCACGTACATTCTAGCCCATGAGTTGGCGGCATCGACTAAAATTTTTAACATGTCAAAACTGTTTTATGAAAACCTACCTGAATTCATAAAGCCAAGCATCAGAAAAAATAATTCTAAAGTCCTAGATTTTGGAGGATTAACAAGTGATTACACCATTGGTACTTCTGAGAATAAGTCTACAGGACGCAGTGGGACAACACATAATTTTCATGCATCGGAGGTGGGTTTTTGGGCAAATTCTTACGAGCACGCTTCTGGTGTAATGGAGACTGTTCCCAATGCAGCAGGTACAGAAGTTATTTTAGAAAGTACAGCCAATGGTATGAATAATTTATTTTATGACATATGGGAGTTAGCCAAGAGGGGAGAAAATGAATTTATTCCTGTTTTTCTCAGTTGGACATTGCAGCAGGAATACCGCCACAAAGTGCCTAAGGATTTCATATTAAAGCCTGAAGAGCATGAGCTTATGCAAGAGTATGGGCTGGATTTAGAGCAAATTGTTTGGCGCAGAATGAAGATCGGGAAATTTGGTAGTGATGGGTTGTACAGGTTTAAACGAGACTATCCGCTTAATGACATTGAAGCATTCCAAAGTTCCAATGAGAATGCATTAATAATTCCAAGTATTGTCATGAAGGCAAGGGAAAATAAGGCGAATTTAACAGGCTGGGAGGATCTAATAGTAGGGGTAGATCCCGCGCGATTTGGTGACGATAACACAGCCATAGTACTGAGGCGCGGTAATAAATGCGAGAAAATACAAACATATAGCAAACTAAGCATTACACAAATTGCAGAAAAATGTGAGGAAATTCTAAGGGATAATGATGTAAAAAGCATGAATATTGACGAGGGGGGCGTAGGTGCTGGTGTTGTCGATATACTACATAAAACAAACTATAAACGTCTGATAAACGGGGTTAATTTTGGCAGCAGTGCCATAAAAAAAGATGAATATGTAAATCGGCGTGCAGAAATGTGGTGGCTAATGCGAGAGTGGTTAGAAACTGGTGAAGTAGATATTCCTGACAGTAATTCATTACATGCTGACTTAACTGCCCCAACATATAAATACGATCAGAAAGGGCGGCGCGTACTGGAAAGCAAAGACAGCATAAAAAAACGCCTCAAGCATTCCCCAGATGAGGGGGATGCATTGGCATTAACATTTGACGAGAGCCTTAATAAAAAGGCTGTTTTTTCAGGTGCAGGACGCAAAATGGGTGGGCATAGAATGTACAAATAATACTTTAATCTTTTTCAAGTTTCGGTTTAGAATTTTCATTTACAAATCTAATAAAATCGTTAAATTTTTTAAAGCCCAACTCTTTTGCGTATGGTCTTAAGTGTGAAGAATTAGGGAGTTGGCACCCTACTGCACGCTCAAAACTTGAAATTGTCTGCTGTGTTGTGCCTATGTTTTTTGCAAGCTGTTTTTGTGTTAAGCCTTGACCGATTCGCTTAACTCTGAGTGCATGAGAAAGCTCATTAATATAACCCATTTTATGAAAAACCCTTTTTATTTTTACACTTGCTTCCCTAGACATTGCAATACCCCTTTAGTATAATTGGTTGGGTAAATGCCGTAGGATTGTTAGCCCTTTCTTACTGCGTTTTCTTATAAAGTTTTTGGTATAGCTTGTCGTCTTGACTTTCCTTTAATTTCAAGCGTTAAGCTACTACCATTCATAAGTCTGTCATAAGACCTTGTTCCCACCGTTTTTTCTAATTGACTAGCATTTAAGTTTGTAGTAATAATTGTATTTTTCCCCTCTGAATACCTAGCATTCATTATTCTAAAAAACCACTCGATTTGTGCTTCTGTACGCAAGCTTGCACCGCCTACCTCGTCAATCACCAATAAATCTACGTTTTTATACAGCTCTATAGGGTTTTCTTCTACACTATCCAATGAAGACGCTCGACGCAATTTATCAGCCATATCATGCCAAGTTTCAAATAAAACTGTATCCGAAAATGCAGATTCAACTATCTTTTTATAAAGAATAAAGTTAACCATTGCGCACACTGCGTGAGTCTTACCGCTACCTACCCCGCCATTAATGATCATGTTTAGGGATTCTGTGCTTCTGTAGTTAGAAAGAAATTCAACACACTTATCTCTCACATAGCCATCGAGTTGCTTTGTAGACGCTGACTTGTAAATCTTTGGAACTCTTGCGCTTTCCATGAATTCCTGCATTTTTCTTTTTTGAATTTCTTCTTTCTCTGCTTCAATATTGGCGCGATGTTCTACAAGAGAGCGTACTTTTTTACACTCAGGACAACCTGTCTCTTTAAATTCCCCACCTAAAACCCATGCTTTATAAGCACCATGCTGATCGCAATTTCTTTCTACCCACTCCCCGCTTTTAATAAGAGAGCTAAGTTGTGGACTATTTCTTAATATTTCCGCTGCTGCTAAATGCGACATTCTTGTTCTCCTGTGTATAAAAAGTCACTGATATTTACAGGCTGCTGCTTTTCTACATTTTGAGAGTCTAAAAAGGCACTTAATGCGTCCTCCATCTCGTCCCCATCTTCTATATCCATTATGCGCTGTACATCAGGGTTTACAGGCATATCTTGTTTATTTTTGTGCAGCTCTGCATAACCCAAATTGTGACGCTGCGAACCATCGCGACACTCTTGTATGTCATCGTCATTAACATCATTTACTTGTTTTTTTGAGCTGTAAAAATTAGCCTGTTGGCGTGGCTTCCCTGCGTCCTCAATTTCTTTTAAAAGCCATCTTTCTATGTGTTTATATATATTCCACTGCACCCACAACTTGTTATCCTCTTGCTCTTCACACCACCCTTGTATGCGTTCAAGCTCTAAATCAATATCAATGTTTTCAGCCTTTCCATACTTCTTATAAAGCATGTCAAGTTGCTTTTGTTTTAGTGCTGTATACGCCCCTCCTCTTGTTTTAAAGGAGTACTCTGAGTTCTTACCGTTAACAACGTTTTGCACCTTTTTAGCTGCATTTTTAGCGGCGTTTTTTACACCTTCAGTCACACCTTTAACAGAAACAAGTAAGCATTTTATTTGAAGTCTTTTAGCTTGCTTACTTACTATACTTATCCTTTTTATAAGCCCTACCGCTTCTAATTTTTTTAGCATATATGCAATCTGATCCTCTGAAAATAAAAGCTCTTTTTTACCTTGTCGTTTTTTCTCAGACAATCTATCTGCCAAGCCTTTTAGCGAAATTTTAGAAAATACACCAACTTCTTGTGTACCATAATTCATAAGAGGGCGGATAAAAACAACATACAACTTAAATGTGTAAGTATCTAATCCTGAAAGAGAATTTAACTCCTCTGCACTCAAGTATATACCGTTATTTTGCATCATTTTACTTTACCTTTTCTTTATCTTTGCCTGTAAATACACCAAAAAACAAACGTAAAAAATATATTTATATTTTAATAACTTATGTGTAAATAATTGTTTTTTAAGGCGAAAAAATAAAAAAAATCTGGCTCATAATCGGCAGGTCGAGTGTTCGAGTCACTCCAGACCCACCATCCCCAAAGTAGCTAAACCGCTGTTTTAATTATATTTACCAAAAAAAACGATATTTATAATTTAT